TTAAAGGTAGAACAGCTTACGCATTTCAGCATCCATCGTTCCGTTCTTTGCATATTCCAGAGTATCACAGAGGCGGATATTGTTTTTCTCGATGTGTATCTCGTCGCTGAATCCGAGGATATACCGCAGGCAGATCCGATATATGATCTCCGTCGGAGCGCATCCGAATACCTGCTTGGCAAAGATGTGATTCAGCCTCTCGGCATCATCGGGGTACAACGCTTTCATGCGCTTGCTCTGATAGAGCCGTGTCACGATCTCCGTCACATACATTCCCGACTTCATATAGAGGTCGGCAAATGTCGCATCGGGATCGTCAAAGCAGCCGGGATTCTCCTGTTCAAGCCTGTCCACCATGTCCTTCACTACTTTTTTCGGCGTGAATATCTGGTTCGTGCGCTGGGGAGGAATAAAATCGAAAATATCTCCCTTATGGTCAGGCTCAAAATAGTTCGCAAGCTCGGCGCGTTTTTTCATAAACTCCTGCACGGCATCGTTGAACACGACCTCGTCAAACAGGTGACCGTCAAAGTGCTTCTGCTCACCGCTTTCTGATACATAATCGCCGCCGTCACGCAGCATACGGAACTGGTCAAGCGTCACGCCCTGCCCATTCTGCGGATTGACGGTAACCTCCCAGAATACCTCGTCCGGCACAAGGGCGTCAAAGTTTGCAAGCGTGGTTTTTTCATCACCATAGGCCATGAGAAATGCCGGAATCGTACGGGAGAAGCCGCGCAGATGGTCGCGGACGCTGCCCTCGATAGAATCCTTTTCCGCATTCAGCTTTTCGGTTTCTACCGTTTCAACGATGGTTTCCGCAGCTTTTTTCACCGTCTCATCGCTATGGAGTTTCCTGCTGATGTTGTCAACCATATCACGGTAGCCCTGGAGACGCCTTGCGGCATACTCTTCATCAATTTGCGTGATCTCCGCCATTGTGGCTCCGGATTGCTGTGCCTCCTGGATTCTGTCTTCGCGCTCTTTAGCAAGCTGATGATCCCGAATCGTGTAATCGCCGTACTCTCGGGTTACGACGGTATCTGTTGTTTCCTGTATTCTGCGTTCCAACTGGTTCTGAGTTGACTTTTTCAAATCGCCGCCATACTGCGCTCTTGCGGAGTCCATAAGTGTGTCCGCAATCGGCCTTGAGAACTGTTCGCGGAGCGTTTTTAACTCATCCTTCTTGGGATTCGGCGTCAGTTCCACATTTCTCTGGATCTCCTCCACGGCTGACGCCAGCTGATCCTCAACATCCGCATAAACCTTATCACCGAAAAGTTCGCTTGCCGTTCCGATGATTTGTTCTCTCGGAATTTCGACTTCGCCGTTCTCGTTCAGGTTGAGGGAGTCTGCCGTAGTCTCATCCACAGCCGCAGGATCAAGTGCCTTCGGCTCTTCGATTGCCTGCATATTGTTGATGATGTCGATGATCTCCTTCGGTGCGCCGAAAATGCCGCCGATGTTTGCAAACAGGAAGTTCGACATAAAGCCGCGCTCGACGACCTCTCTTGCATGGATATGGCGCGGGATCGTGAGAACCTTTTCTGCGTCAAGCTCTATCATAGAGCCTTCCTCATCTTCGCCGTAAACCGGGAAGAAGTTCAAAAGCTCTCTGACGTGCTGCTTGCGGCTGTCAAAGTCACCCTTGTCGCCGGAGGTTTCCGGAATCAGGTCATTGGCAAACTGCTCAAAAATCGTAAGGGTACGGGCAGGGTCAAAATCGAACACATAGGCGTTCTGTTTTCTGTAGGAATTACCGTCTTTATCATGAAACAGACACGGATTCTGCGCGCGGAAAGCCGCCTGCATATAGAGAGCAGGACTGGCCATGTTGGAGAGCATGAGAACCGCCGTCCATTCGGGGATCGTTACGCCGGTCGTCAACTGTCCCACGGATAAAGTGATGGTTTTATCGTGTTCCGAGATCGCCTTTGTCACCTTGTCAAAGGACTTCTCGTTCTCATCGTCATCATCTAATTTCCCGTCACCCGCCGCAAGGATGATCTCGTAGTCCTTGAATATCGGATGGAGCTTCAGCTTTTTGGCCAGAGCCTTTGCGCTGGCAACTCGATTCAGAATCCAGAAGGTGTGCTTCAGTTCGTCCCGCAGTTCGGGCGTTGAGAACGGGAACTTGTCTTGCCGTGTCATAGCGTCAAGGAACTTGTCCACGTCTGCGTCATGCACAAACTTCCCGGACTCGTTCGTTTTGAAAAACTCGTTCAGATCAAAGGCAAATTCTTCGATATCATCATCCGCAAGCTCGATACCTTTTCTCACTCTGTCGCGGACAATGTCGGACATCTGATAGGTAAAAAGGGACAGTCTGGGCAGCTTGGCATAGGGATTCTCGATCTCGCTGGAAGCATCCCAGTCGCGCTTCTTTTTCTGCTCATCGGCATACGTCCAGTTGTAGATGGCGCTCTCTGGGAACTTGTCATTCGCCAGCGCCTTAAACGGTGTGCCGGAAAGATGCAGCGTCCACTTGCGGCGGATATGGTTAAAGGCAGTGTCGGTCTTATAGGTGTCCACGCCCTCGTGGGCTTCATCCACAATAAGGACATCCCATGTCAGCCCTTTCTCTGCGCTGAGTTCCGACAGCTTATCAAAGCGTCCGCCGAAGTAGATGGAGCCCTTCAAATCCTGCAGGCTGACAAATTCAATGCAGCCCTTTGTATTCTCATTGAGCTTTGCTATGTATTCCTCTCGGCTGTAAACAAACTTTCTGTCCTTGATTCCGTCCACATTGCTGACAAAGATATAGCCAGACTGCGGGCCGAAAAAGGTCTCATAATCCTGATACCAGGAATTTGCAATCGCCGGACGGTTCGTCACGATGAGGATATTCCGTACACCGAGCTTCATGCACAGGTCATAGGCGGACAGCGTTTTTCCAAAGCGAGGCTTTGCGTTCCAAAGAAACTCGGCATTCTCACGACTGCGGAAATAATCCGCCGTTCTCTGCACAGCCTCCGCCTGTTCCTCGCGGAGCTTGTACGGAATCACTGCATCGGCATCATCCTCCGATACCACACCGTGATTCTGCGTGAAGTCGATAAAATTACTGCGGGCGGCATTCGGCTCGATCCGGAACCACTCCGTCCCGGCCTCGCGGGAAATACCGAGCTTCTTCAGGTAAGCGTGGAAGTCCTTATCCGTAAATGTCCCGTACGGCTCTGTCATATAGGCGGCACGCATTGCCCACCAGGTCTTGTGCGCGATGCCCACCGTGTGGGTCTGTTCCTTGATGCGCGTCTCCACATCCCGCTCGGTAAAGCCAATTTTCGTCCAACCGTCATGCGCCGTGACTCCCGGAGTGGTGTAGGCATAGCACTGCGGAACGACCTTGGAGGCTGTTTTGATCTGGATCGCTGCCATTATGCCATCTCCTTTACATGAGATTCTATAAACTCGATCTCCTTTTCGTCCAAGCCGTACTTGCGATACAGCTGCAAATCAATTTCATGGATAGACTTTGACCAGTCGATGTCGGAGGCGGGAGTGAAGTCTTGAATGGGGATCATTTTCCATACCGGCTTATTTCCATTTTGGGTTACTTTTAGGACACTCAGTAATGCTCTCGCGAACTTTGTCTTTATATATTTTTCAACAGCATGAGCCTCCTCCATCGTATTAAACTTTCCAATACTCAGGAATGTTTCCGTTGCGCCAACCCCTGGACCCTCCACTACTGGTTCACTCATGGTTTCCCCAAATTCTCCACTTCCGTTCGCCTGCGCAACATAAACCTTGTAATAATCAAGGTTTTCAACATCTTTGACATAATCTCTTCGGATATATTTATAGATGCGCTTGCCACTTACTCTGCCCAGTATTTGAATGTAATCTCTTCCATCAGCTGGCTTATGATCGTAAAACACCTGTGGAATCAATGCCATAATGTTTGAAGACATATCATAATCATGCCCTTTGCTTAATAGCCCTATGTTTTCCCCATTCTCGTTTTCTTTGTACCGAGCCTCTGGATGATCTTCATGCATTGTATCTGTCAGACGGTAGGCAGTTCTCGAATAAACAATATCCATTAGAGTTTCAAAAGAGCCATTATAAAGAACTTTGTGCAAAATATCATTTACTTCTGGATACTTAGTAAATGCAACAATTGCGCCAAATTTCTTGCTCTCGTCATGGTATGTAATAGCCACACCACCTCTTAGGGGTGTCGACAATGACGGAAATACCTTGTGCCCATCCTCTTCATAATGGAGTACCTTGAAATGCTCATCTTTCAGCATCTTCTCATTCCATGCCTTCGGTGTGGAACCCGCATTAAACAAAAATCTTGCAGGATGAACAAGTTCTACCTTCTCTGCGACCTTGAATGCCTCATTCATAAATTTGTCATAGACTGGCGGCGCATAATTCTTTAAAGAGCCATCAGAATTTTCTGAAAGCTGCTCTTCTTGATACGGCGGATTCCCGATTACATAATCAAACAGTTTCTTTCCCATAACTCACATCTCCTTCAGTTTTTTGAAAAGCATGGAGTTTTTGCTTCTCCAGTCAAATATCCTGCACGGTACGGCTTCCGGCTCATCGTCTTTTTCGTCACCCATATCCCCGAACATATCAAAGAGCGTGATCTGACGAAACTCTTCATATGGCTTTCCGAGCGGAACGGTGTCTTTCAGCCCGTCCATCTGCCAAATGTTCCAGGCGATCTTGTTCGCCATCTGCCGCAGGAGCTTGTCGTCCGGTTGTCGCTCCCAGCGCTCCTCGTAGTATTCCGTAAAGGTCAGCAGCAGATTGATTCGCGCGATCAGAACATTGTCGCCCTGATACTCATAGCCGTAGCAGGCCTCAATTGCCCGGAGCGTCCATTTCAGCCACTCGTCATGGCCCTCCGTATTCTCGTTCACAATGCGCAGCTTTCGGTCAAGCATCCCGATGCGCCGCACGGGCGGGACGATCAGCTCTCCCGTTGATACATCATACCGGGAAACCAGGTACGGAGCCTCGCCGCAGGTGATCTCAAGCCGGCGGGAGTCCACATAGTGCTGCCACTTCTTTTTTTTCGGGAATTCGATCTTCCCCTCCGACACCGTCCAGGTATGGTCGCTGTTTTCCGTGTTAAACACGCCGCTCCGGCCGAACCAGTCCTCATCGCAATGATTGTTCATCTGATTGCAAAGCCATGCAGGCGTAAACACCTCCGCTTTCTTCCGCGTCCGCTGCGCCTGCGCCTCCTGTGACTTCTGGATGCGGGGGCGGATGAGATCGGTTCGGCGCAGGATGGCGTTCGCGTCCAGCTGCACCTTGTCCGTGAATTCTTCACCAAACTCCGCATAAGTGTCGGTCGCCCATATGATATTCTTTTTCGTCGTTTTATCTTGAAGCAGCACATCCAGCACTTGCATGACCGGGTAGCTGCTGATGTCGATCAGTTTTTCCACAGGAGAACCCCCCTCCTTTTATGCATTCTTCTCTTTATCCTGTTGGAGGGGAATTCGCTCCATAATGTCTTCGATATTGCAATCAAGGGCTTCACAAATCCGGAGCAGGACATCTGTTGTGACATTTTCACAACGACCCATTTTTGCAATTGAAGCAGCGGAAACATCGCTTATTTCTTGCAGCTCTCCTTTTTTCATGTTGCGATCGATCAGCATTTTCCAAAGTCGGTTATAAGAAAATTCGGACTTAAATTCTTTTTTACGCTTGCTCTGTTTCATCTTGTCTCTCCTTGTTCCATGCCCATCCGAAAAGCTCATTGCCTCCTGGAGATAATTGCAGCACGGCGTTTTCTTCCACTAATTTACGGGTCTCCTCATCATAAGCATCAAGGGTATCATACGCCATAAACACCTGTTTGTTCTGATCCTTTTGATTGTGGTACACCCTAATAATAGCAGAGAATACCGCTCTCTCTATGTTCTTAAGCAGCACGGAATCGTGAACCACAAACGGAACGGGGGCAACGGCCATGTTGGCAAGGTCAAAGGTAATGAGACCGCGGTACTGCGCTCCGGTACCTCCGTCGTTTGGTGTGTTGAATGCGTACTTGTTCAGCTTTTCAAGCCTGAGGACAGGCGGCATATGAGTTGCATCGCCTAAAATCTCCAGGGTTATTCTGCCCATCTCCTGATTAATAGTACTTTCAATAGCGAGAAGTTCGTCCGCTATTATAGTATCCCTTGTTGCGGCGTAATCGGCAGCAACCCGCTTCAAACGCTGCAGTTCATCATAGTTTTCATTTGCCTTTCTTAAGTTGATCAGTTCGGTGGTGATCTGCGCATATTCCCGCAGGATCGCCTGTGAGACATTCGGAACATTTTTGATCTCGGTGATCTGCTCCTTAATTGCGGCTATTTCGTTGCCCAGCAACACGTAGGTAGTGGCGAGACTTCTCTCTGTTTCTGTGAATTCCTGTGTTAGGATTTTAGTCAACTTCTGGTGAAAACTCTCTATCTCTTCCAATGTGTGAAATTCTTCATTAGGGAAGAAACGCTCCAAATCGGTAAATGTTTTCTTGAAGCTACGTCTTTCGCCAGTCATGTCACGACGCACGGAATTGAGCTGTGTTTGAATCAACGCCCTCTGTCTTCGGTAATTTATAAGAGCTTCATTCAGCTCCGAGAGTCTCTGTGCAGTCATACTATCAAGGTCAAGAAGCCCACGATTATTGTCATCGATCAGAATTCGTTCCTGCTGTTCAAGTTCGGTGATCCTGGCTTCGTTTGCCTCTTTTTCCTTATCATTTTTTGCGGCACGGATATGATTGTATTCCTGCGTAGACTTACGAAATGCTTCTTTTTCATCTTCAGCCACAGCGGCCTGCTTTATCTGTGCCTCGACAGATGAGTATCTGTCAAATAGGCGCATATAACCTTTGATAGCGTCGGCCGTCTTCTCGTCTTTGGAGGAGCGCAAAGGGCGCTCTTCATCCAAAGTGTCTCTTTTATAAACTCGAATAAACCTTGCGATTGCTCCACGCCAAGTTATCCCCTCTGCTGACAAGGCATAATGTTCGCAGAGAAATTCTCCATACTGCTGAAGTGATAGCGGATCTTCATCTGGCAATGCTTGATATTCAGCATCACATTTCACGACATTGTTATAGTCGACCGTATTTCTTGAAAAGTAGTACGTCTGTCCATCAAAGCTGAAGGCAAAACAAATGGTATGTTCCTTGACATTCTCCTGAACATCAACGCATTTTTTGACATAGTCTGAACCACCAAATACAAAGTCCAGAATCATGAGAAAAGTGGATTTTCCGATGGAGTTTGAGCCGTTGTCATCTCCGAGAACAGCGTTAAGTCCGGCATGAAAACGGATCGGTTCTCTGGTTTTGCCGTTGCTGACAAATTTATCGCACCTTACTTCAACCAACATAGTGAAGCCCCTCCCCGTCGATTTCTATTTTATGCATGGCATAGAGACAATCTATAATCTCTACAAACTCGTCGATGCTCTGGATCTTATTCTTCCTCACCTTGGAAAACAGTTCTGATGGTGTCATATTCTTCTTTTCGAGAAATTCAAGAATTACCGGGAATTTTGCGATACTGCTTTCTTTGTATGGCGTCACCTTATTCGGCATTTTCATTTATGAAACACCTCGCAATTCTGTATAAAAAAGGATACAACGATGTTGCAAGCCAAGAGGCTTTCCGTTCCAAGCCCAGCCTTGTTTCGTATCCACTCTGATAGCTGCCTGATTACATCTTGTTGTGACAAACCGGCTTTTTCCAGTTTCATGGAACTAACTTTAATTTCGGACGCTATCATGTCAAAATCAGCATTTGAATTTGAGAAAACCTTCTCTATGTATCGGTAATAAGTTACCACCTGCATCTGTGTCTCATTTTTTAAGATGAAGTTTTCAGCATCAAACTTCTCATCTATGCGCAAAGCCTCATACTCAAGTTCGACAAGTTCCGATGCGTTTTTTATGGTGCCCAGGGCACTGAGTATAGTTCGGATATCATCTTCAAGCTGCACATCGTTTACGGACAGTTTCGCCGCATAATTCTTTGTAAGCTGTGTTTTAATTTCATGTAGTTTGCCGTACTCTTCGGCAGTAGGGCTCAGAAGGTATCGCTCTGCACAATCCTCGTCAAGAGCGATGAGATTGTCCGGTGCATCGAGCTTCAACGGAATGGGATAGACGGCAGCAAATTCTGCTGCTGTCTCTTCTTTTAACCCTGCGGGAAAAACCTGTGTAATCCTATATTTTTTTACTGCTTGCCCCTTTATAGAGTCTACCAACTTTTTGTGGCAAAGCGGACACTCGTAGTTTGCTTCGGCAAGCAAAGGAGCATCCTGATATTCAACAGTATTGCTCTGCTTCTTGTTTGGCCTGTTGAGGACATATAAAAATACTTCTGCAAGAAATGTAGCATCATCACCAGTCTCATGGAATGCCATGAGGCTTTTCTTTTTGCTTTCAGGTATGGTCGTATCTATGCTTATCAGCTTGACCATTTTGTCAATAGTGTCATCCTTCAGATGTGGATTCAGATCCGGCATCACTTCTTTTTTGAAGTACGCAACAGTGGCATCAATAACCGCTTGCTCCATGGATGCTTGTCGGAGTCCATCGGGGACGGGGTCATCCTGACTCACAAGACGGCTAATTTTTTTGGAGCTAAGGTTGCTCGTCCAATACCCGTTATTAGAGACATATTCCTGATCGTTGATAGAACTAAGAAGAAATACGCCCGCCGCCTCCTGCTTATCGTGTGTTTTAAATCCCGGCTGCATGATTCGGATATATGAAGATATATTCAATTCATTCATCTTCTTGTTTCTCCTTTCACATACCACGGAAAAACGCTGGCAAAACAGTGGCAAAGCGGTGGCAAATACTTTTGGGTCGTGATCCGTTAAAATTTGATTGTAGTTCAGAGAGAACTCAGCCAAACCAAGCCAGCATTACATTGATATCTTATTATACCATGTTACCACGCAGAAATCAATGCCCTTAGGCGAATATTTATGCTTTCGCTTAGATTTCTCTCTGAATGCACCGTTAGGCAAAAGCCATTTGATCCGTGGCAATCCAGTGAGTCTGACGAAATACCACGGCCTCCTGCTGGATAGGAGCCGGGCATAGGAGGCAAATGATGTCAAATGTAAGTAATGCTGACTACATAGCAAGTATCGAACAGTCTGTTTCTGTAATAGGCACCAAGCTCGACAGCAGTGTAGTCAGATCCGTGTTTGAAAGATACGGCGCACATGGCATTGAAGATTTAAACCCGAGCGATCTGCCCGAAGTTTTCAGCGATTTATATGCCATTGAAGCTGACCTTGGCTAAGACCAACTGCCCTGAGTAAGACGAAAAACTGCTCACCGCCGGATACTGCATCACCCGATCACTGATGGCTCAACGGTATCCGGTGGCACAGGTAAATAATGTAGCTGCCTTTTGAGCGGGTTTGCTGCAGACCGAAACGGAGGTTTCCGTTTGGACTGCGGTTGATTCTTTACACCCATTTTGCGGCAGCACCAAAAGTCCTCCGTTTCGAGAAATCGAAAATCGGAGGACTTTTTTATGACAAAGAAAGACAAGCAGTACACCATCTACATCCGTTCCACGAAAGAGAGCATCCCCGTCAACAAGGAAGAATTCGATGCCTACTACCATGACATCAATATCTACCGCATCCGTCAGCAGAGGCACGGTCGCTGCGTGTGTCCCGCAAGCAAGCGACTCACCTGCGATATGGACTGTCTGACCTGCCCCTTCCACCGCATGGGCGATATGCGTTCCCTCGATTACACCGAAACAGATGACGAAGGAAACGAAACTGCCTGGGTGGATGAAATCCCGGACGATTCGCCGTTGCTCGAAGACATCATCATCGAGGCTTCCGAAATGAAAGCTCTGTACGCTCGGCTTACGGAACTGATGCCAGAGGCGGTCAAAATCGGCGAGCTGCGACTTGAGGGCTTAACCGAGGATGCCATCGGCGAACGCATAGGGATCGGCAGAAAGACCTATGCCTACAGATTAAAAAAGGTTACAGCCGTCCTCGAAAAAGAATTCCCGGACATTTTTTGAAAAAAGTTTCCCGGATTTTTTCCGGAATGCCCTCCTCATGTTCATGGGAGAGTGTAAGGAGCAAAACGATACCGCTCCTTCGGGAGGTGAAAACGAATGAACGAAGCAAAGAGAGATGCTCTGAAGCCGGAAGAAGAACTCGTTGACGTTCTGCTCGACTTCATCATCGTGTCGGCAACACTGGCAAAGAAAGTCACCCGGGCGGTAAGAGAAAAGCAAATCAAGGAAGGAGCGTACAAAGATGTCAAAAATGAGCGAACTGGATGCCGTGATCAGAGACCTGCGAACTGCGGCTGCCGCTATTAACGAAGCGGCTGATACCATCACGAAGATGTTCAGCGGCAATACCGCTGGAGCTCCGGCAAAACCGACCGAGCCGATTCCTACCAAAGAAGACGTCCGTGCGATTCTCGCAGAGATGTCCAGCCGTGGCTTCACCGCACAGGTGAAGGAACTTCTCCGTAAACACGGTGCGGCAACGCTCTCCGGCATTGACCCATCGGAGTATACCGCCCTCATCAAAGATGCGGAGGGACTCGGCAATGGGTAATCACGCTCTGCTTTCCGCATCTTCATCCCACAGGTGGTTGAACTGTCCTCCGTCCGCAAGGCTCGGTGAGAACTACGAGGACAGGGGTAGCGATTTCGCCGCCGAGGGAACGGATGCCCACAGTCTGTGCGAACACAAGCTCAAGACGGCTCTGGGCATTCCGTCCGAAGACCCCACCGAAAACCTCTCTTGGTACAACGAGGAGATGGAGGAATGCGCCAGCGGCTATGCCGCCTATGTGCTTGAACTCCTCACCGAAGCGAAGAAGGTCACGACAGACCCCATCGTGCTGATTGAGCAACGGCTCGACTATTCCAAATATGTCGAGAGCGGATTCGGCACCGGGGACTGCGTCCTCATCGCTGACGGCACCCTCAACATTGTGGACTACAAGCACGGCAAGGGCGTGGAGGTCTCCGCAGACCACAACCCGCAGATGATGCTGTATGCGCTCGGCGCTCTGGAGATCTTCGATGCTCTCTACGACATCGACACGATCACGATGACTATCTACCAGCCCCGCCGCTCCAACGTCAGCACCTACACCGTTTCGACCGCCGAGCTTCTCGAATGGGCAGAGACCGTTCTGAAGCCGACCGCCGCTCTCGCTTTCAGCGGTGAGGGTGAGTTCCATTGTGGCGAATGGTGTCAGTTCTGCAAGGCGAAAGCGGACTGCCGGGAACGCGCCAGAGCGAACCTTGCTCTTGCCGCTTACGACTTCGCCGAACCTCCGCTTCTCACCGATGAGGAGATTGAAGAGGTTCTCGCCAAGGTCGATGACCTCGTCTCCTGGGCAAACGACATCAAGGAATATGCCCTGCAAGCCGCCATCAGCGGTAAGGCGTGGAACGGATGGAAGGTTGTCGAGGGACGATCCAACCGCAAGTACACCGATGAAAGGCTCGCAGCCGCAGCGGTAATCGCCGCCGGTCACGACCCTTACGAACAGAAACTGCTCGGCATTACCGAGATGCAGAAAACACTCGGCAAAGTCAAGTTTGACGAAATCCTCGGTCGCTTCATCACGAAGCCTCAGGGAAAGCCCACGCTCGTTCCGATGTCCGACAAGCGTCCGGCAATGAACACAGCGGCATCAGATTTTGAAAATTAAAGGAGTAAATGATTATGTCTAATAACAACACCAAAGTCAACAACCCCATGAAGGTCATCACCGGCAAGGACACTCGCTGGTCTTACGCAAACGTCTGGGAAGCCAAGAGCATCAACGGCGGCGCGCCCAAGTTCTCCGTCAGCCTCATCATCCCCAAGAGTGATACCGTCACCGTCCAGAAGATCAAGGCTGCCATCGAAGCCGCCTATCACGAGGGCGAGGCGAAGCTCAAGGGCAACGGCAAGTCCGTCCCGGCTCTCTCCGTTATCAAGAATCCTCTGCGTGACGGCGATACCGAACGCCCCGATGATCCCGCCTACGCAGGGTGCTACTTCGTGAATGCCAACTCCACCACCGCTCCCGGTATCGTGGACGCTGACCGCAATCCCATCCTTGTCCGCAGCGAGGTCTACTCCGGCGTGTACGGCAGAGCCTCCATCAACTTCTACGCTTTCAACAGCAACGGAAATCGCGGCATTGCCTGCGGTCTTAACAACCTTCAGAAGATTCGTGACGGTGAACCCCTCGGCGGTAAGGCTTCGGCTGAATCCGACTTCGACACCGATGACGATGACGATTTTCTGGCGTAAGGAGGGCTAAGTCATGAGCGAAATGATTACCACCATCCTCTGCATCGGACTCCTGTCCATCTACGCTCTTCTCGGAGTGACCTTTCTGATTCACTCCATCGCTGACATCTTCGACAATCGCCGCAGGGCGAAGCGTGAGGAAGAGCGCGAAAAGCGTGACCTCGAATACCACAAGATGCGCATGAAGGAATCTAAGTAATCAACCGCCGTGGGCGGTGGGAGCGATCCTGCCGCCCTTTACGGCTATGCGAGGTGACAACTCTTGAAAACCATAAGTATTGATATCGAAACATACAGCGGCACCGACCTCGGCAAGTGCGGTGTCTACAAATACACGGAAGACCCTGACTTCGAGGTTTTGCTCTTCGGTTATGCCGTTGACGGCGGCGAAGTCCATGTGGTCGATCTGGCACTCGGCGAAAAAATACCGGCAGACATTGCCGCCTCGCTTACCGATGAGAACGTGCTGAAGTTTGCCTTCAACGCCAACTTTGAGAGGGTCTGTCTTTCCCGGCATCTCGGAATGCCTACGGGCGAATACCTCGACCCGTCTTCCTGGCGATGCACGATGGTGTGGGCGGCGTACATGGGATTGCCGCTTTCGCTGCAAGGTGTCGGCACGGTTCTGAACCTCGACAAGCAGAAGCTGACCGAGGGTAAGGAACTCATCAAGTATTTCTGCTCTCCGTGCGCTCCGACCAAGAGCAACGGCGGCAGAACTCGCAACCGCCCGGAGGATGCCCCGGAGAAATGGTCGCTCTTCAAATCCTACAACCTTCGTGATGTTGAGACGGAGATGGGCATACAGCAGAAGCTCACGAAGTTCCCCGTGCCGGAGTTCGTGTGGGATGAATACCACATTGATCAGGAAATCAATGATCGCGGAGTCCGGCTGGATATTCCCCTCGTAGATACAGCCATCCACATGGACGCCGCTTCAAGACAGGAGCTGATGGACGATATGCGCCGCATTACCGAACTGGAAAACCCCAACTCGGTATCGCAGATGCGGTCATGGCTTGCCGACAACGGTCTGGAAACGGATACGCTCGGCAAAAAGGCGGTCAATGAAATGCTGAAGACCGCGCCGCCGGAACTCGCCGATGCCCTTGTTCTCCGTCAGCAGCTTGCCAAGTCCTCGGTGAAAAAGTATCAGGCGATGCAGAACGCTGTGTGTTCGGACGGCAGAGCCAGAGGGATGTTTCAGTTTTACGGTGCCAACCGTACCGGGCGATGGGCAGGCAGGCTCATTCAAATGCAGAACCTGCCCCAGAATCATCTGTCCGACCTTGCCGAAGCGAGAGGGCTTGTCCGCAGCGGCAATTATGAAGCCGTGAAAATGCTGTATGAGGATGTGCCGGACACGCTGTCGCAGCTCATCCGCACCGCCTTCATTCCCCGTGAGGGCGCGATGTTCTATGTGGCTGACTTCTCCGCAATCGAAGCGAGGGTCATCGCATGGTTCGCCGGAGAGTCGTGGCGGCAGGAGGTCTTCGCCGAAGGCAAGGACATCTACTGTGCTTCGGCATCGCAGATGTTTCGGGTGCCGGTCGAAAAGCATGGTATCAACGGACACCTCCGGCAAAAAGGCAAGATTGCCGAGCTCGCCCTCGGCTACGGCGGCTCTGTGGGAGCTTTGAAAGCAATGGGTGCTTTGGATATGGGCTTGACCGAAGAGGAACTTCAGCCACTCGTTCAGGCATGGCGGTCGGCGAATCCCAACATCGTCAAGTTCTGGTGGGACGTTGACCATGCCGTGCTGACTGCCGTCCGGGATAAGACCACCGCCGAAACACACGGCATTCGCTTTCTCTGCCGCAGCGGAATGCTCTCCATACTCCTTCCGTCCGGCAGAATGCTGAACTACGTCAAGCCGAAGATCGGCGAAAACAGGTTCGGAGGTTCATGCATTACCTATGAAGGTGTCGGCGGCACAAAAAAATGGGAACGGCTCGACAGCTATGGTCCCAAGTTCGTGGAGAACATCGTTCAGGCAACGGCGAGGGACATCCTTTGCTACGCCATGAAGACCCTTCGCCGCTGCTCGGTCACGATGCATATCCACGATGAACTTGTGATCGAAGCCGACCCCCGTGTATCCCTTGACACCATCTGTGAGCAGATGGGCAGAACGCCGCCGTGGGCAAATGGACTGCTCCTCCGGGCAGACGGCTATATCACGAAATTCTATAAGAAAGATTGAGGTAAATCCTATGGGAATAAACAAGTTCAATGTGGAGGGCTATTACGACCCCACTGCATACGAGGCAATGACAAACATTATAAAAGAGGAAAAAGCGTTCTTCGCATTCAGACCTGTTGTGTATATCTGCTCACCCTATGCCGGAGATGTGGAGACAAACGTCAAGGCGGCACAGAGATACAGCAGGTTCGCCGTGGACAGCGGCTATCTCCCCATCGCTCCGCATCTGCTGTTTCCGCAGTTCATGGATGACAGCAATCCGAAAGAGCGTGAGCTTGCCATGTTCTTCGGAAATGTGCTGATGAGCAAGTGCGCCGAATTATGGGTCTTCGGAGATCTGATTTCAAGCGGCATGGCTGCCGAAATTGACCGAGCCAAGCGTAAGAATTACGCCATCCGATATTTTAATTCCGACCTTAAGGAGGTAACCAAAAATGCGTGACCTGCCAATCGCCTACGGCAATAGCTGCTACGCAAAGACCTGGGCGAATAAAACCACCACATGGGAAGACTTGTGCGAAAGGATGAAAACCACCATTCGCACGACCGAAACCGTGGAGGAATATCCGAAACTCAAAAAGGATGACCGGGACCGTGCCAAGGACAAAGGCGGCTTTGTGGGCGGTTATCTGAAAGGCAACCGCCGCAAGCGTGAGACCGTGGTATGCCGCTCCATGCTCACGATGGACGCAGACCATGCCGAGATTGGTTTTATCGACCGTTTCGCCTCGGAGTGCCGGTACTCATCCTGTCTCTATACCACCCACGGACATACACCCGAACAGCCTCGCTGCCGCATCATCGTGCCGCTGACGAGGAATATAACCCCGGACGAGTATGTGGCTTTCGCCAGATACTTCGCTTCCGATTGGGGCATCGACCAGTTTGACGAATGCTCCTACAAGCCGAGCCAGCTCATGTATTGGCCGACAACTCCAGCAAACGGTGAATTCATCAGCAAGACCACCGAGGGCGAATGGCTCGATCCCGATGTATACCTCACGGCGCATCCGAACTGGAAGGACTGCTCCCTGCTTCCGACCTCCTCCCGTGAAAGCGCCGTCCGTGAGGCAAGCGGCAAAAAGCAGGAAGACCCTCTCGCCAAGCCCGGTGTGGTGGGCGCATTCTGCCGTGCCTACGGTATCGCCGCCGTGATTGAAACCTACCTCGCCGATGTATATGAGCCTTCCGCAATGGAGGGGCGTTACGACTATATCCCCGCCGACTCATCTGCCGGTGTCGTGGTCTATGATGACAAGTTCGCATACAGCCACCACGCCACGGACCCCGCCTGCGGCAAACTGCTGAACGCTTTTGACCTCGTCCGCATCCATCGCTTCGGCGATGATGACGAGAAGAAGTCCTTCAAGCAGATGACCGAACTTGCTCTCTCGGACGATACGGTCAAAGAAAATCTTGCTGCCGAGCGTATCGCTCAAGCCGGAGAGGATTTCTCCGATGATGCCGACTGGCATAAGCTGCTTCACTTCGTACCCCGCTCCGGGGCATTGGAAAACAGCGTGTGGAACTTGAACCTCATCCTTGAAAACGATCCCGACTTGCAAGGCTTCGCTTTCAACGATATGGCGAATCGCATCCAAGTCACAGGTGAAATGCCGTGGGACCGTCCCGAAGGAAACTCTTTCTGGAGGGATGCCGACTCTGCCCAGCTTAAATCGCTCGTGGATATCCGTTACGGCGAGTTCACCACACGAAACTACGACGTCTCCTTTACCAAGGTGGCAGATGACCGTCATTTCCATCCTGTGAGGGATTACCTCAACGGACTCCCCAAGTGGGACGGTGTGAAGCGGGTCGAGGAACTGTTCATCAAATATCTGCAGGCAGACGATACGGAGTATGTCCGCACCGTTACGAGAAAGACCTTCGCCGCGGCTGTTGCGAGGGTACTGTGTCCCGGCATCAAGTTCGACTGTGTGCCGGTACTTGATGGTGAGCAAGGCATCGGCAAAAGCTCCATCGTAAAAGACCTCGTCACGCCCGAATACTACTCTGAATCCCTCTCGCTGACCGATATGGACGATAAAGCCGGAGCAGAAAAACTGCAAGGCTTCTGGGTGGTCGAGATAGGAGAGCTTGCCGGAATGAAAAAAGCCGACATTGAAAAGGTGAAATCCTTCCTCTCCACCTCTGATGACAAATACCGTCCGAGCTACGGCAGAGTGGTCGAAAGCCACCCCCGCCAGTGCATCATCATCGGCACGGTCAACGGTGAACGCGGCTACCTCCGTGACATCACGGGCAACCGCCGCTTCTGGATCATCAAGGTTCATCAGAAAACACAGAAGCAGAACTGGCACTTTACACAGGCTGACCGCGACCAGTTCTGGGCAGAAGCGAAAGCCATCTGGGAGTCCGGCGAAAAGCTGTATCTCGAAGGCGATATCCTCGCCGAGTCCGAAAAGGCGCAGCGGAACGCTATGGAGGTGGACGAGCGTGTCGGAATGGTCGAGGAATATCTGAACACCTTGCTGCCGACCACATGGGACAGTATGGATATATATGCCAGACGCAGTTTCCTCTCCGGCGATCCGACTGCCGAAAAAGGAACTGTAAAGAGAACCTCGGTGTGCAACGCAGAAATATGGTGCGAGTGTTTCGGCAAAAACCTCTCCGAACTCAAAACCACCGACAGCTATACCATTGCGGCTCTTATGACACAGATAGACGGTTGGCAGCGGACGTCGAATCGGAAAACGCTGCCCCTGTATGGTAAGCAGCGACTCTACCAAATAACCGAATAACACACAGCCACGGGACGGACAGGACAACTTTTTCCCTTATATTTGTTCGGCATTAAGTGAAAAAGAAACAGCACATACGCGCAAAAGGAATATATAGGAACAGTTGTCCTCGTTGTCCCTGTTGTCCCGTAGAAAGGAAAAATATGAAAAGCGAAAAACAGATAGAACAGAGCCTGGTCAAAGCCGTGAAAAATATGGGAGGCATCGCTCCCAAGTTTGTCAGTCCCGGTTTTGACGGAATGCCCGACCGCATCGTGCTTCTTCCTTATGGGAAGTTTGCATTTGTGGAAGTAAAGGCTCCGGGCAAAAAGCCCCGTCCGTTGCAGATATCAAGGCAAGGCTTGCTTCAGCATCTCGGTTTCAAGGTGTATCTCCTTAACGATATGAACCAGATTGGAGAGATTCTCGATGATATACGAACCGCATGACTATCAGAAATATGCCATCAACTTCATCAAGGAAAACCCCATCGCCGCCGTCCTGCTGGATATGGGCTTGGGTAAGACAAGCATCACGCTGACCGCCATCAACGACCTCCTTTTCGACAGCTTCGATGTACGGAAGGTTCTCGTTATCGCTCCGCTGCGTGTGGCACGGGATACATGGATTGCCGAGGTCGATAAGTGGGATCATCTCCGGCACCTCATCTGCTCCGTTGCCGTCGGCACCGAGGCCGAACGCAAAGCGGCTCTCCGAAAGAAAGCCCACATCTACATCATCAACCGCGAGAATGTCTCATGGCTCATCGAGGAAAGCGGCATCTCGTTCGACTTCGATATGGTGGTGATCGATGAGCTTTCCTCCTTCAAGAACGGCAAGGCAAAGCGGTTCAAGAGCCTGCTGAAAGTCAGACCTCTCGTAAAACGCATCGTAGGTCTGACCGGCACTCCCGCCGGAAACGGTCTGATGGACTTGTGGGCAGAGTTCAGGGTTCTGGATATGGGCAAACGCCTCGGACGGTTCATCTCCAACTACCGCCTCAACTACTTCACCCCGGACAAACGCAACGGTCAGATCGTGTATTCCTATAAGCCGCTGCCGTTCGCGGAGCAGGCAATATATGATGCCATCTCCGACATCACCATTTCGATGAAGTCCACCGACCACCTAAAAATGCCGGAACTGGTCAGCACAGCGTATCCCGCCGTTATGAGCGATGCGGAAACCCGGACCTATGAGGATTTCAAATCCGAGTATGTGATGAAGCTCGGCAAGGACAAGGAGATCACTGCCGCCAATGCCGCCGTCCTCTGCGGAAAGCTGACGCAGATGGCAAACGGGGCAATTTATGACGAGTCCGGCGAATGCCACCTCATCCACGACCGAAAACTGGACGCTTTGGAGGACATCATCGAAGCCGCCAACGGAAAACCTCTTCTGGTGGCGTACTGGTATCAGTCCGACTGTGACCGCATCGAAAAACGGCTGCACGAACTGCATATCCCGTTTTCGAGGATGGACAGTTCCGAAAGTATCCGCAGATGGAACAGCGGCGAGCTTCCCGTTGCCCTTATCCATCCGGCATCCGCAGGACACGGGCTGAACCTTCAAAGCGGCGGCAGTACCATCGTGTGGTTCGGTATGACGTGGAGCCTTGAACTTTACAGTCAGACAAACGCACGGCTGTGGCGGCAGGGTCAAACCTCCGATATCGTGGTGGTCATGCACATCATCACCGCCGGCACCATTGATGAGGACATTCTGAAAGCCCTTCAGCGGAAGGACAAGACGCAGTCCGCGTTGATAGCGGCGGTCAAAGCCAATCTGTGACAATCTATGAAAATCCGTGCCGATCCGAGTGAAATAAAGAATCGGAGGTACAGAATATGAACCCTTTTGAAGAACTGGCGAATGTCATAGTGATCCAAGCGGCGAAGGACTATATGAAAGCCCTGAAAAAGCTGAAGAAATATCCGAGGGATGCCGAAGCAAGGCAGATGAGGAATGATTGTGAGAGTTTCTTCCGTTCCTCGTGGTACAGCGCATTGACTTCGGTTGACGGAGAGCTTCTGATGCGAAAACTGCAAATGGAGGTGGCGGCATGACAGCAAAGGAATATTTGAGTCAGGCTTACCGCCTCGATCAGCGTATAAACTCCAATATCGAAGAAGTCACCATGCTTCGTGAAATGGCAAGCAGCATATCCTCTCCGTCCTGGGGCGAAAAGGTGCAGACTTCCCGCAGTACGGAAGCCCCCTTTGTACGGAGCCTTGAAAAGATCATGGATTTGGAGGACACCATCAACAAGGAAATCGACACCCTTGTCTGTCTGAAAAAGCAGATACGAACGGTCATTGAAGCTGTACAGAATACGGATGAGCGGCTCGTTCTCCGTTACCGTTACATCCACAACTGCACATGGGAGCAGATAGGAAACGAACTGAATGCCGATGCGAGAACCATTCGCCGCTGGCACGGTGAGGCTCTCCTCAAGGTAAAAGTCCCCGAAAACCCTATCGTCATATAAATGCGCCCGAAATGTCCTGCTTTGTCCGTAGATGTCCACCTCGCCATTATGCTATGATATAATCAGCAAAGAATATAAAGACGAGCCTTCGAGGGAGCAATCCTTCGAGGGCTTTTTTTATACCCCCAAGGAGGTGAAGAGATGCCAAGAAAGCCACTGCGCCCGTGTTCTCATCCCGGCTGCCCCAACCTCTGTGAAGGACAGTTTTGTGAACAGCATCGTGTGGAGGAACGCCGCAAATATGACAAGTTCGAGCGCAGTTCCGATGTTAACCGCAAGTACGGCAGAGCATGGAAACGCATCCGTGACCGCTATGCGGCGGAGCATCCCCTCTGTGAGATGTGCCTCAAGAAAGGTCGGCTGACTCCGGTACAGGAAGTTCACCACATCCTGCCCGTTTCCAAAGGCGGCACTCACGCAAGGGACAACCTGATGAGCCTCTGTCAGTCCTGCCACACCAAGATCCACCACGACCTCGGCGACCGGTAGGGGGATGAAAATCTCCGGGACCTTTTCGGTCGGGCAACGGCCCGGGGTCACGTGTGCGAAAAAGGCAAAATCAAAAGGGTAATTAAGGGAGGTGAACTCGGATGCCCACAAAATCGAATAACACAGGCGGGCGCGGTGGTGCAAGACCCGGTGCGGGAAGGAAAAAAACCGCAGTCAAGGAGAAAGCCGAAAACGGGAATCCCGGCGGCAGAAAACTTGAAGTGCTGGATATTCCCGAAGTCGAGGGTGTTGCTATGCCGAAGCCCCATGATTTTCTTTCCGCCGAGCAGCGGGACGGCAGCGTCCTGCAGGCACAGGAGATCTACACGGAAACCTGGCAATGGCTCAAAGGTATCGGCTGCGCCGCAAAGGTGTCGCCGCAGCTTTTGGAGCGCTACGCCATGTGTTCCGCCCGTTGGGTGCAGTGCGAGGAAATGACCAACCGCATGGGTTTCCTCTCCAAGCACCCCACCACAGGAAAGCCGATCCCGTCTCCGTTTATCAACATCGGCATCAACTACATGAACCAGGCGGTTCGGCTCTGGAATGAGATTTTCCAGATCGTGAAAGAAAACTGCAGCACGGAATACGGCGAGTCAACGCCGCAGGACGACCTTATGGAACGCCTGCTCCGTGCAAGAAAGGGGTAACACCATGTTTGAAAAAGTAAATCCCTGCCACCCGGATAAGGTGGCAGACAGAATTGCCGGTGCGCTCGTTGACCTGGCATACAAGAAAGCAGAAAATCCCCGCATCGCCGTGGAAGTGCTCATCGGTCACGGCGTGTGCTACATCATTGCGGAGGCTTCGGTGAGTATTCCGATAGAGGAAATCACCGCCGCCGTTCACCGCATTGCTGGAAACCTCGCTGTGGACTATGTGGAAGTGCCGCAGGACGGTCACCTTGCCGATAACCAGGCAGACGGTGTCCGCTGCGGTGACAACGGCATCTTCAAAGGAATGCCCGTGACCGAGGAGCAGAAAAAGCTCTCGCAGATCGCACGGGACATTTTCGCCGTGTATCCCTATGATGGGAAGTACATTCTGGACGGTGACCGGCTCATTCTCTGTCAGAGCGATGCCGAGACACAGCATCTGCGCGAGATTTATCCCGATGCGGAGATCAACCCGCTCGGCGACTGGACGGGTGGCACCGATGTGGACACCGGCGCAACCAACCGCAAGCTCGGCTCGGATATGGCTGACTCGGTGACCGGCGGCGGTCTGCACGGCAAAGATCTGTCCAAGGCAGATGTGTCCGTGAATATCTACGCTTTCCTTAAAGCCCAGGAGATCGGTGAACCTGTGATGCTCTGCTGTGCCATCGGTGATGATACCGTGGACGGCAGACCGTATGAGAAAATCGTGGAGATTGCTCGAAACTACATCCGCTCGGTCGGCGGCTTCGAGCAGTTTGCGGAATGGGGGCTGGTCTGATGAAAACAACGACCGAGATGCAGCTCGTACCTATCACGAAGCTGGTTCCCTATGTCAATAACGCCCGGACACACAGCCCGGAGCAGATCAATAAGCTCCGCTCCTCACTGCGTGAGTTTGGCTTCATCAATCCCGTTATTATCGACCGTGACTATGGCGTTATTGCCGGTCACGGTCGTATTCTTGCCGCCAAGGAGGAAGGCATTTCTGAGGTGCCGTGCGTCTTTGCCGACCACCTTACGGAAGCCCAGAAGAAGGCCTACATCATCGCCGACAACCGCATGGCAATGGACGCAGGCTGGGATGAAGAACTTCTGCGTGTGGAGATTGAGTCTTTGCAGGCGGCAGATTTTGACCCGCTTCTCACCGGCTTTGACGAAAAGGAGCTGTCGAAGCTCTTTGACGATGGCATTGAAGCCGAAGAGGATAATTTTGATGTGGATGCCGAGCTGCAAAAGCCTACCTTCACGAAGCCCGGCGACATCTGGACGCTGGGGCGGCATCGGCTCATCTGCGGCGACAGTACCAAGGAGGAAACCTACACCGCTCTCATGGACGGCCGCAAAGCAAACCTCGTCATCACCGACCCGCCCTACAATGTGAACTACGAGGGCAGCGCCGGGAAAATCAAGAACGACAACATGGCATCGGAGAAGTTTTTCGACTTCCTCTTCGATGCCTTTTCCAATATGGAGAAGGTCATGGCGGACGATGCCTCTATTTATGTGTTCCACGCCGACACCGAAGGGATGAACTTCCGAAAAGCCTTTGATGCCGCCGGGTTCTACCTCTCCGGCTGCTGTATCTGGAAGAAGCACTCCCTGGTGCTGGGCCGCTCCCCGTATCAGTGGCAGCACGAGCCGTGCCTTTACGGCTGGAAGAAGAAAGGCAAGCACCAGTGGTACACCGGACGCAAAGAGTCCACCATCTGGGAGTTCGACAAGCCCAAGAAGAACGGCGACCACCCCACCATGAAGCCGATTGCGCTTTTAGCTTATCCCATTCAGAACAGTTCTATGGCAAACTCCGTGGTGCTTGACCCCTTCGGCGGATCCGGTTCTACGCTCATTGCCTGTGAGCAGACCGACCGCATCTGCTATACCATCGAACTGGACGAGAAATTCTGCGATGTCATCGTAAAACGGTACATCGAGCAGGTCGGCACGGATGAAAAGGTCAGTGTCCTGCGTGATGGCAAGGAATACAAGTATAGCGAGGTAACGCCCCATGACGAATAAACCTTTGACCCTCGGAAGCCTGTTTGACGGCTCCGGGGGTTTTCCGTTGGGCGGACTGCTTGCCGGTATCACTCCCGTGTGGGCTTCGGAGATCGAGCCGTTTCCCATTCGAGTGACCACCAAGCGCCTGCCTTTTATGAAGCACTACGGGAACATCTCCGCTATGGACGGCGGCAAGATCGAGCCTGTGGATATTATCACCTTTGGCAGCCCGTGCCAGGACATGAGCGTGGCAGGTCGAAGGGGCGGTCTGGACGGTTCCCGTTCCAGCCTTTTCTATGAAGCCGTCCGAATCATCAAAGAAATGAGGTGTGCCACCGATGGCAAATATCCAAGATGGATCTGTTGGGAGAATGTCCCCGGCGCCTTCTCCTCAAACAAGGGCGAGGACTTCAAAGCCGTCCTCGAAGCGGTCATCGGCATCGCGGAGCCGAATGCCGAGGTGCCTATGCCTGAAAAAGCACGATGGCCCTACGCCGACCTTTACATGGGAGACGGATGGAGCGTTGCGTACCGAACTCTCGATGCGCAATACTGGGGAGTTCCCCAGCGAAGACGCCGCATCTACCTTGTCGCAGATCTTGCAGGCGGAAGTGCCGGAAAAATACTATTTGAGTCAGAAGGCTTGTCTGGGTATTCTGCGGAGGGCTTCCGCTCGTGGCAAAGAGCTACCGGAAGTTTTACGCCTTGCGCTGGAGCGGCAGGCTATGACGGATACAATGGCAGTCTGACCGAGGAGGTTTCTTCCACACTCGGTGTGAACTGCGGAATGTCTACCGGTCGCAACGGCATCGTGCTGAATGACCAGGGCGGCAACCGCATGGACATCACTGAGGAGGTTACCTCCACGCTCCGAGCCGAAGCACATCATCCACCCTGCGTGATGGAATCGGCAGGATTTTGCACCGAGCATTCCGCAAAAAGCCGCACCATCGGCTATGAGGAGGAATGCTCTCCCACGCTCCGTGCAGGCGTTGTTCCTGCGGCGGTGGCACTGGAAAACCATCCGACCGACAGTAGGGTCAAACTTTCCGAGGACGGCAATATACAGACGCTGACCTCCCGCATGGGGACCGGCGGCAACAATGTGCCGCTTGTGATGAAGATCCGCTCCGGCTGCGAAGGAGGCGGCAAGGGACCGCTCATCCAGGAAAACAAGTCTGCCACCCTGTCATGCAACAACGACCAGACGCTGTTTGAGCCGAGGGCTTACGGCATCTGCTCCAAGGACTCCAATGCTATGAAGTCGGATAATCCCCACAGCGGCATCTACGAAGCGGAAACCGCACGGACGCTTGACGGGAACGGTGGTAATCCCTCCTGCAATCAGGGCGGCATCGCCATTGTTGCTTTCACGCAAAATCAGCGTGATGAAGTTCGTGACCTCGGTGACCGCTCCGCTGTGGTGTGTGCCAATGCCGGGACAAAACAGCAGACATATGTGCTGCAAGGCTCCATGATCGGCCGTGAGGACAAAAACGGTCCCCAGGGCGACGGCATTAACGAAGATGTCAGCTTTACCCTTAATACCGTAGACCGCCATGCCGTATATGCCATGACCACCGGCAGCTTTACGCAGGTGGAGAAAGGTACATCTCCCACCATCATGGCACGGGATTACAAAGACCCGACCGCCGTCTGCTACGGCATAGGCAGAGACACCTTCAACCAGGGGCAGAACGCCAAGTTCGCTCCGACCTTTGAAGAGGAGCTTCAGCCGACATTGGTAGCCAAAGGTCCGGGTGCTATCCAAAGCGGATACACCATCCGGCGTCTGACACCCACCGAGTGCGCCAGACTGCAAGGCTTCCCGGACAACTGGTGCGCCGACCTCGGTACGGAAAAACCGTCCGATGAGGAAATGTACTTCTGGCACAAGGTTTTCAAGACCTACTCCGAAGTAACCGGCTGCAAAATGAAATCCGACAAGCAGGTCGCCAAGTGGCTGAAAGATCCGTATTCCGACAGTGCGGAATATAAGATGTGGGGCAACGGCGTGGCACTCCCGTGCGTATGGTTTGTACTCTGCGGAATTGTGTGGGCAGAAAAAATCGAGGCAGCGGATTGACCGCTCCTCGATCTCATCAGTTTTTCCTGGTGGGCTTCACATTGACATCCGGACGAATGCTTCCGTTGATCTCGCCGTTCTGCTCTTCAAACTTTTTGATGTTCTCACGAATCAGCACAAGAATGTGGCTGTTCACGGAACGTCCTTCATAATCGGCAACAAAGCCGAGTTTTTCAAGCATTTCTTCCTCTATGCGTATTGAAACGCTCTTGATAGCCATACGGTCACCTCTCCATAAACATATTGTATGTTTATTTTATGTCCATCATGTGCTACAATGTTCTAAATGGATATACAGTATATCTACAATAAATTTTGGAGGCGGCTTGAAAATGCGTGTTGCTGTAATCGGTTCAAGAGGGCTTATGGTGGATGACCTCGGGAAATATCTGCCGGACAATGTAACGGAGATCGTTTCCGGCGGTGCGAGAGGTGTTGACAACTGTGCAAGGAGCTATGCGCAGACACACGGAATCAAACTGACGGAATTTCTCCCGGAATATGAGAAGTTCGGCCGCTCCGCACCCCTCAAGCGGAATATTACGATCATCCAGAATGCAGACCTTGTATTGGCTTTCTGGGACGGAACATCCCACGGCACGAAATTCGTGATCGACAACTGTAAAAAGATAGGTGTCCCAGTCAAAATCTTTGTACCCAATCGGGAGTGCAAATGAAGCCGATGTCTTGTTCACATCGTAGAATGTAGCATTTCCGGCAGATAGGACTTGCTATTCAGCGAAATCTGAGCAATATATGTAGTACGCCAAACGAAAGGAGTGCTACTATGAAAAACGAAGCAATGAAAACTGCCGTGGATGCCTTTATACTGGAGCGCATCAATGATTGCGGCAGCAGACCGAACGAATCATTGTCCGATGCCATCGAGCGGCTGTCCGTGTGTGCTGACAAGCTGAGAAATACGCTCTCTGCCGAACAGCGCATCCTGCTGACCGATTGCGAAAATGCCTACTCTGTGACAGACGGCGAGACAATGAACTGCTATTACCGTGCCGGGTTTTCCGACGCGGTATTATTTTTGCTTGGGTGGAGGGATTCTGAATGGAACTGAATTTTCATGTGAATGGTACGGAGCGCAAGCGGCTGGTACAGACCATCTCCGACTGGCTCGGCGTTCCCGCAAAGTACTGCGGCGCGCCCACATTCAACTATGAGGTAGATTACTTTACCATTGACCGAAACGGCAGCCTTTCCTTTGATGACCGTGCCGACAGTGAGGTCATTGAACGCCTGCTGCAGCACATCTACGATGAGGGCTTTGACATCGACCAGATCCACACCGAGGAAGAAGACGAGCCTTGCGCCGTCTGCATTTCTATGCCGAGGAGCTTGTTCACCGACAGCAATCTGGAAAACCTCAAGGCACTCATTGCCGCCAAGGGCAGTCTTATCAAGAAAGCCCTCGGTGTGAGTGAACTTCCGCTGGAGATCACGGATGCGAAGGTTTCCTTCCCTTGGTTCCCGGCGGCTCCCAACCCGGACGAGATGAACGCCTACGATACTTTCATCTGCAAGCTGTGCGAAATGGCACGGAATCAGAAGCGTGTCAGTGCCGCCGAAAAGCCCACGGACAACGAGAAATACGCATTCCGATGTTTCCTGCTTCGGCTGGGCTTCATCGGTGCGGAATACAAAACCGCTCGAAAAATCCTGCTGAAGAACCTGTCCGGCTCATCGGCTTTCAGGAACGGAGGTACAGAACATGAGATTTCCGAGTAAAGAGACGGTCGAGCGTATTCGCAAAGAATACCCGGTCGGCGCACGGGTCGTACTTGTTCGGATGGACGATCCCCGGGCTCCACCTGTCGGCACGAAAGGCACCGTGCGAGGTGTGGACGATATCGGCGGCATCATGGTTGCTTGGGATAACGGCTGCGGTCTGAGCGTGGCTTACGGCGAGGACATCTGTCGGAGGTGCGACCATGACTGAGAAAATCCGAGAGCAGATCCTCGCCATCCGCAAGACTGGCCGCACGAATATGTTTGATGTGCCGACGGTACAGTACATTGCCAATGAGATGCGGTTCTATGAACTGGTTGTCTTTCTCGAAGGATACCGCAAAGAGTATGTACATTTCATCCTCACAGGCGAATGCAAACCGCTGTAATATACACAGTTTTTCCTCCGAATGATTGTGTAGTATATTCTCTGAAATGACTGGATATCTCCCGAACATGACGGTAATATACACTCACAACAAAACAAACGGAGGTACACGGTTGTGTGGAAAGAAGGAAGCATCAAAGTAAACGGAGACATTTTTCACTACTGGATAAAGCAGTATGAGGAAGGCTCCGAGTGGGGCATCGAGGGCGGACGCATTTCAAAGCTGATGCTCAAGCGCAACGGATACATCGTCTGCAACTACGACAGAGGTTGGGACATCGAACCCGCCGATGAAAACACACAGCTTGCGCTGGAGCTTCTGCTCCACAGCGAGAACTGGTAAGCCACAACAACTCAAAGCAACGGCTCCGAAAGGGGCTGCTGCTCGTTATACGGAAGGTCGCTCCGATTTCGGTGGCGGCTATTTTTTATACCCTGGAGGTGGTCTCTACGAGAAAACTGAAAACATATAAGCCCACAAGGTTCATGGAGAAAACCTCCCACTACGATGTGGACGCAGCGGATTATGCCGTGATGTTCATCGAGAGCCTCTGCCACACCAAGGGTACCTGGGCGAGAAAGCCCTTCGAGCTCATCGACTGGCAGGAGCAGATCATTCGGGACATTTTCGGTGTCCTTAAGCCCAACGGCTATCGACAGTTCAATACCGCATACATCGAAATCCCGAAAAAGCAGGGCAAGTCCGAGCTTGCCGCTGCGGTGGCGCTTCTGCTCACCTGCGGTGATGGAGAGGAACGCGCCGAGGTCTACGGCTGTGCCGCCGACCGTCAGCAAGCATCCATCGTTTTCAATGTGGCGGCTGACATGGTGCGGATGTGTCCTGCGCTCTCCAAGCGGGTCAAGATACTGGATTCCCAGAAGCGGCTCATTTATCAGCCAACGGGTAGTATCTACCAGGTGCTCTCCGCCGATGTCGGCAACAAGCACGGCTTCAATACACACGGTGTGGTATTCGACGAGCTGCACACCCAGCCCAACCGCAAACTCTTTGATGTCATGACCAAAGGCTCCGGCGATGCCCGTATGCAGCCGCTGTATTTTCTCATTACCACGGCCGGCAATGATACGAAGTCCATCTGCTATGAGATCCACCAGAAGGCAAAGGACATCATCGAGGGACGCAAGATCGACCACACCTTCTATCCCGTCATCTACGGTGCGGAGGAATCGGACGATTGGACGGACCCGAAGGTTTGGAAGAAAGCCAATCCCTCCCTCGGCATCACGGTCGGCATCGACAAGGTCAAAGACGCTTGCGAGTCTGCCAAGCAGAACCCCGGCGAGGAGAACGCCTTCCGACAGCTTCGTTTGAATCAATGGGTCAAGCAGGCAGTGCGTTGGATGCCAATGGACAAGTGGGATAAATGCGAGTTTGCCGTCAGCGAGGACGATCTGGAAGGCCGTGTCTGCTACGGCGGCCTTGACCTCTCGTCCACTACGGATATTACGGCATTCGTGCTTGTGTTCCCGCCGGAAGATGAGAATGACAAGTACATCATCCTGCCGTACTTCTGGATACCGGAGGACAACCTGGAACTCCGAGTCCGGCGCGACCATGTGCCATACGATGTATGGGAGCGGCAAGGCTTTTTACAGACCACTGAGGGTAATGTTGTTCATTACGGCTACATCGAGAAGTTCATCGAGAGCCTGGGGGAGCGTTTTAATATTCGAGAGATTGCCTTCGACCGTTGGGGCGCTGTGCAGATGGTGCAGAACCTTGAGGGCATGGGCTTCACGGTCGTTCCTTTCGGACAGGGCTTCAAGGATATGTCCCCGCCCACTAAAGAATTGATGAAACTGGTGCTGGAGCAGAAAATCGCCCATGCTGGGCATCCGGTTCTGCGCTGGATGATGGACAATATCTTCATCCGCACCGATCCGGCTGGGAACATCAAGCCGGACAAGGAAAAATCCACAGAGAAAATCGACGGTGCCGTGGCAACGATCATGGCGCTGGATAGAGCCATCCGCTGCGGCAACGACAATGGTGCTTCGGTCTATGATAGCCGTGGGCTGTTGTTCATTTAACCCTGCAAAATTAGTCGAATATAAAAAGTTTTTGCACTATGGTGCATTTACTTGATTTTCTTGCCGATTTATGCTATACTAATAGCGCAGGAGGTGTGAAAACATGATAGATTCCCATGAACTCAGGCGGCGTGACGGCTATTTGAATAAACTGATCGGCTTTCAGGATACGGAGCCGGTTAAGGTAATCACCGGCATTCGCCGCTGCGGCAAGTCCAGCCTGTTAAAGCTGATGGTTCAGCATTTGAAAGATACCGGTATTCAGCCGGAGCAGATCATTGAGATGAATTTTGAATCCTTCGATTTCCGAGGGATGAGCGCCGATGATATTTACCGCTATGTGAAAGAGCGCATTGTTCTCGGAAAGCGGATGTACCTTTTCTTTGATGAGCTGCAGCGGATCGAAGCATGGGAGGATGCTATAAATGCCTTCCGTGTGGATTTTGACTGCGACATCTATGTTACCGGGTCGAATGCCTATCTTCTTTCCTCGGAGTATTCCACCTATCTCTCCGGGAGGTGCGTCGAAATCAAAATGCTGCCACTCTCTTTCCGTGAGTTCCTCGATTTTCACGGTTTTGAGGTTCGTGAAACGCAAAGCGCCCTTGGTGGACGCCGCAAGCAGGTATTTGATAAGAGCGGTGAACGCTACGAACTGCGAGAAGTTTTTGACGCCTATATGCGCTTCGGTGGAATGCCCGGCATCGCCGATGTCGGACTGGAGCAGGAAAAGGCGCTGTCTCTTCTCGACGGTATCTATTCCACAGTCGTGATTCGTGACATTCTGGAACGGGAAAAGCGAAGAGGTCAAAAGCAGATCACAGACCCTACGCTGCTTCGTAAGATCATCCTGTTCCTTGCGGATAATATCGGCTCCAGTGTTTCTATTGCCTCCATCGGCAACACACTGGTCAACGAGGGACTTTTGGACGATGGCAAACGCAAAGGCGCACCCAGTGCGCATACCGTGCAGGCATACGTGAATGCGCTTCTGGAGAGCTACTTCTTCTACGAGATCAAACGCTTTGATATCAAGGGCAAAGCCTACCTCCGTACACTCGGAAAATACTATATCGTTGACATCGGACTTCGCAACTATCTGCTGGGCTTCCGTAATCGGGACAGCGGTCACGCCATTGAGAATGTCGTTTACTTTGAACTGCTTCGCCGTGGCTATGATGTAGCAATTGGCAAGACCGGCAACGCCGAGGTTGACTTCATTGCAACTACCGCCGACGAGAAAAAGTATATTCAGGTAACGGAATCGATGATGAGTGAGGACGTGCGCAAACGGGAGCTTGCACCGCTTCAAAGTATCCGCGATAACTACGAAAAAATCGTGCTGTCCCTTGAGCAGGGTCTTGATGCTTCCTACGACGGCATCAAATCCGAGAACCTCATCGACTGGCTGCTCAGCGAATAAGCACTGCATTTTCGGAGCAAAATCAAAAGTTTTTGCAGTTCAAGTCAGAAACTTCCTTAAACAGAACACTTTCGGACTTGCAAGTAGATACAATTGAGGATTCAAAGCATCTGTCTACGGACAGGTGCTTTTCTTTTGCTCATTTTGAAGGAGAGTGATTTAAGTGGGTATTTTTACAGGGCTGTTCAAATCCAGGGACAAGCCTCAAAACCGCACATCGGGCAGCAACTACGCTTTTTTCTTCGGCGGCACGACCTCCGGCAAATCGGTGACGGAGCGATCCGCTATGCAGATGACCGCCGTGTATTCCTGCGTCCGTATCTTGTCGGAGGCTGTCGCGGGATTGCCGCTACACCTATACAAATACACGGACAGCGGTGGCAAGGCAATGGCGCTCGATCATCCGCTCTACCGCTTGCTCCACGATGAGCCGAACCCGGAGATGAGTTCTTTCGTGTTCCGGGAAACACTCATGACACATCTGCTCCTCTGGGGTAATGCCTATGCGCAGATCATCCGAAACGGAAAGAACGAGATCGTTGCCCTGTACCCTTTGATGCCGAACAAGATGTCGGTGGACAGAGACGAGGATGGTCTCCTGTACTACACCTATTACCGTGGCACAGACGAGGCTATCAAGAACAAGGAGTTCGCCGTAACGCTTCAGCCCTCGGATGTGCTGCATATCCCCGGACTCGGCTTCGATGGCTTGGTTGGCTACAGCCCCATCGCTATGGCAAAGAACGCTATCGGCATGGCTATTGCCTGTGAGGAGTATGGTGCAAAGTTCTTCGCCAACGGTGCTGCACCGGGCGGTGTGCTGGAACACCCCGGCACGATCAAAGACCCGCAGCGTGTGCGTGAGAGCTGGCAGTCCACCTTCGGCGGCAGCAGCAATGCCAATAAGATTGCCGTGCTGGAAGAAGGCATGAAATACACGCCCATCGGCATCTCGCCGGAGCAGGCGCAGTTTCTCGAAACACGCAAATTCCAAATTAATGAGATCGCTCGAATTTTCCGAGTCCCGCCCCACATGGTTGGCGACCTGGAAAAGTCGAGCTTTTCTAATATTGAGCAGCAGTCCCTTGAGTTCGTGAAATACACCCTTGACCCCTGGGTCATCCGCTGGGAGCAGTCCATTCAGCGGTCACTCCTGTCCAAGGACGAAAAAGCCATGTATTTCGTGAAGTTCAATCTGGAAGGCTTGCTTCGCGGCGATTACCAGAGCCGCATGAACGGCTACGCCATCGGTCGCCAGAACGGTTGGATGTCTGCAAACGACATCCGGGAGCTGGAAAACCTCGACCGCATCCCGGCAGAGGACGGCGGCGACTTGTACCTCATTAACGGCAATATGCTCCCATTGAAGAATGCGGGTGCTTTTGCAGAAACACCTACCGATGACGGAAAGGAGGAAAAAACCGATGAAGAAATTTTGGAATTGGAAGAACCGAACGGTGACGAATTCGGAGACGCAGGAACAGACACAGGAAAGAACCCTGTTCCTGAACGGGACCATCGCCGAGGAAAGCTGGTTTGACGATGATGTCACCCCGCAGCTTTTCAAGGACGAGCTCATGTCCGGCAGCGGAAATATTACCGTATGGATCAACTCTCCCGGCGGCGACTGCGTGGCTGCGGCGCAAATCTACAATATGCTCATGGACTACAAGGGTGATGTGACGGTCAAAATCGATGGCATTGCGGCATCCGCAGCATCCGTCATCGCTATGGCAGGTACGAAGGTACTGGTGTCCCCGGTGTCCATGCTCATGATCCACAATCCCATGACGGCGGCATTTGGGAATTCGGATGAGATGCAGAGAGCTATTGAGATGCTCGGCAGCGTCAAGGATTCCATTATCAACGCCTATGAGATCAAGACGGGGCTTTCCCGTGCCAAGCTCTCCCACCTCATGGATGCAGAAACATGGATGGATGCAAACAAGGCTGTGGAGCTTGGATTTGCGGACGGAATCATGAGCCGCGCCGATGAAGCCGAGGACATGACTACCCCCACAGTTTCCATGCTGTATTCCAAGGCGAATGTGGTGAACTCCCTCATGGAGAAAATCGCCGCAAAGTGCGCCATCACCCCCAAGCCCACCGTGCCGGAGCGCACGGGACGCTCTGTGGATGAACTCAGAGCCAAGCTGAACACCATCAAAAACTACATTTAATATGGAGGTATTTCAATATGACTATCGTTGAACTGCGCGAAAAGCGCGCCAAGCTGTGGGACACGATGGAGGGCTTCCTCGACACCCACCGCGACCGAAAAGGCGTTCTGTCCGCCGAGGACGATGCCGTTTATGCCAATATGGAGAAAGAGCTGAACGACCTCACCAATGAGGTCAGACGCATGGAACGCCGCGATGCCATTGCCGCAGAGCTTGCAAAGCCCGTATCCGCTCCCATTACCGAGCAGCCCCAGAAAGCAACCGGCGAAGCCAAGACCGGCAGAGCGTCCAGCGCCTACCGCGAGGACTTCGGTCTGCATCTGCGCGGCAAGCGTATGCTCCACAATGTGCTCTCCGAGGGCGTGGACGCCAACGGCGGCTATCTCGTCCCCACGGAGTTTGAGAAGTTCATCGTGGACACGCTCAAGGAGGAAAATGTGATGCGCCGTCTGTGCAAGGTCATCACCACCGATAACGAGCGTAAGATCCCCGTTGCAGCGACCCATTCCACCGCTGCGTGGACTGCTGAAAATGCTGCCTACACCGAGAGCAATCCCACCTTCGCACAGAAGACCATTGATGCCTACAAGCTGACCGACCTTGTGAAGGTAAGCATTGAGCTTCTGGACGACAGTGCCTTCGATCTGGAAGAGTACATCGCCCGTGAGTTTGCCTATGCCTTCGGTGCTGCCGAGGAACAGGCATTCTGCGTCGGCACCGGTACGGGTCAGCCCACCGGCCTGTTCACCACCAACGGTGGCACGGTCGGCGTTACCGCAGCCAGTGCGACCACTGTTACCACCGATGAGGTGATTTCCCTCATCTATGCGCTGAAAGCACCTTACCGCAAGAATGCCAAGTTCCTGATGAACGATGCTACTGTTTCCGCACTTCGTAAGCTGAAGGATTCCAACGGGCAGTATCTGTGGCAGCCCTCCCTGCAGGCGGGTCAGCCGGATAGACTGCTCGGTTACGAGATTTACACCAGCCCGTATGCTCCCACGCTGGCGGCAGGTGCGCTCTCCATTGCCTTCGGCGATTTCCAGAGCTACTGGATCGCTGACCGCACCGGCAGAACCGTTCAGCGTCTGAACGAGCTGTATTCCACCAACGGTCAGGTCGGCTTTGTTGCCACCGAGCGTGTGGACGGCAAGATCATCCTGCCGGAGGGTATCCAGCTTCTGAAGATGAAGGCGTCTTGATGAAAGGAGGCGGCGGTGATGGACGAGCTTCTTTCCAAAGTAAAAGCCAATCTCATACTGGAACACACGGCGGATGATGCATTGCTGCAAAGCTACATCACCGCCGCTGTTTCTTACGCCGAAAGCTACCAGCACATCCCGGAGGGCTACTACAAGGAGAACCCTATGCCAGCCACCACAGAGCAAGCCGTTATCATGCTGTCGTCCCATTTCTATGAAAGCCGGGACGGCAGCACGGGCGGCTTCTTTGCGGATAACACCGGCGCGGCACAGCAGGTGTGGAACACCGTCAATCTGCTGTTGCGGCTTGACCGAGATTGGAAGGTGTGAGCATGGGTTTCGGAAAGATGAACGGCTTCGCCAACATCGTGGAAACCCGCCAAATCAAGGACAGCGAGGGCTTCACCCATTCCGAGGATGAAGTCCTCGCTTCCGTCCGTGTATACCGTGAAGGACGGCACGGCAGTCAGCGTTGGGCGAACCTCGCTTCATTCAGTGAAGCGACCGACCTGTTCCGCTTTCGGTGCATTCCGGGGCTGACGGTCACTACCGACCAGTTTCTCATCTGCGGCGGAGAGCGATTTAATATCATCTCTGTTGAAAATGTGAAAGGTCGTGGGATGTACGTTGAGGTGCTGGCAAAGAAGGAGGTGCCGACCGTTGGCAAAGGTTGATATGAAAATGCCGGAGGATTTTCTTCTGAAGATCTCCAAGCTCGGCAGCAACTTTGACAGTGTGGCGGATACCGTTCTGCAGGCCGGTGGCGAGGTGGTGCTGAAGAAGGTCAAGAGCAATCTCTCCTCCGTCATCGGCAGAGGGACAAAGTTCAAATCCCGCACCACGGGCGAACTGGAAGGTGCGCTCGGCCTTTCTCCCTCCAAGCTGAACCGGGACGGCAACCATGACATCAAGGTCGGTTTCGCCGAGCCTCGCTCGGACGGCGGCAGCAACGCCAAGCTGGCCAACATCATCGAGTACGGCAAGCACGGTCAGCCTGCAAAGCCGTTTCTGAAGCCCGCAAAAACGGCAGCCCGGCAGGAATGCATTGATGCCATGACCAAGGCGCTGGACGAGGAGGTGGAAAAGCTGTGAGCCTGCTATCCGATTTACAAACCATCGTCGAAAGCTGCGGCGTGTCCGTGGAAACGGGTGTGTTCTCCGGCAAAGCCCCGGACACCTATCTGGTGGTCACGCCGCTGTCGGACAGCTTCGAGCTTCACGCCGACAATGCTCCCGGCTGCGAAACGCAGGAGGCACGGCTGTCCCTCTTCTCGAAGGGCAGCTACACCAAACTGAAAAGCGCACTCGTCTGCGCCTTGCTGGGTGCGGATTTTTATATTACTGACCGCCGGTACATCGGCTTTGAGACCGAAACCGGCTACCATCACTACGCCATTGATGTGGCGCAAATCTACGAACTGGAGGAATAAGTTATGGCGACCATCGGTCTTGACAGACTGTATTACGCAAAAATCACCGAAAACGACGCCGGTGAAGAAACCTACGGTACGCCGTCCCAGCTTGCCAAAGCCATCTCCGCCGACCTTTCGGTGGAATTGGCTGAAGCTACGCTCTATGCCGACGACGGTGCTTCGGAGATTGTGAAGGAATTCAAGTCCGGCACACTTTCCCTTGGCATTGATGATATCGGCTCTGCGGCGGCATCCGACCTCACGGGTGCGACCATCGACAAAAACAAGGTGCTGATTTCCGCATCCGAGGACGGCGGCGACCCTGTGGCGGTGGGCTTCCGTGCCAAGAAGTCCAACGGCAAGTACAAGTATTACTGGCTGTACCGCGTGAAATTCGGTATTCCGGCAACCAACCTTGCCACCAAGGGTGATAGCATCACCTTCTCCACGCCGACCATTGAGGGCACCATCCTGCGCCGCAACAAAACAGACGCAGGCGGTAAGCACCCGTGGAAGGCAGAGGCACTGGAGGGCGATACGCCCACTGCAACCATCACGGGCTGGTATAAGGAAGTCTACGAGCCGACCTATGCGGCAGGCTCGTCCGTATCGTCTTAATGGAGGAAATGAACTATGGATAACGAAAGAACCGCAGTCATCACCATCGGTGAAGAGGAATACACGCTGCTCCTCACGACTAAAGCCACCAAGGAGATCGCCGGTCGATACGGCGGTCTGGAAAACCTCGGCGAGAAGCTGATGAAGTCAGAGAACTTTGAAATGGCTATCGGAGAGATCGTGTGGCTGATCACGCTTCTGGCAAATCAGAGCATCCTCATCCATAACCTTAAGGACAAAGAGCATCCCAAGGAGCTGCTCACCGAAGATGTGGTGGAGCTTCTGACCACACCCCTCGACCTTGCCGGTTACAAAACCGCCATTACGGAGGCGCTCTACAAGGGCACCAAACGGAATGTGGAAAGCGAGAAAGATTCAAAAAACGCGCAAGTCGGGTAACGGTCTCCGATTCGGAGCTGTTTACCCGGCTTCTCTATTACGGCCTTGCCCACCTTCATCTGTCGCAGGATGAGGTGTGGCTGATGCCGTTTGGTCTGCTGTTGGACTTATGGGAGTGTCACAAGCAGTATAACGGGCAGGCCATCCCGGCACGAGAGCATTACATCGACGATATTATCCCGGATGGAATCTGATATTGTATTGCTATTGTGCGTACATTCGTGTATAATGAATGGCGAATGATAATACGTAAAGGGGTGTCGGCATGGCGAAATCATCAAATCTGTATGTGCGAATCGAACCGGAACTCAAAGAACGCGCAGAAGCAATTCTAAGTGCTCTCGGAGTCCCTGTTTCCACGGCTATCACAATGTACTACAAGCAAATCGTGCTGCAACGCGGGATACCATTCAAAGCAAAACTGCCGGAATCACCGCTGGATGTCAGTCGTATGGCAGATGCGCAGCTGGATGCAGCATTAGAGAAGGGCTATGCCGAGGCAATGACCGGGCATACGATTCCTTTGGAACAGGCATTTGAAGATATCCGTGAGGGACTGGACGGCGTTGAACTCCACAAGGAAGCCTCGGAGGCTCAAAAGATTATTGCAGGCATGGAAGATGTGGAAGCCGGTCGTGTAACCGACGGAGACGCAGCGTTGTCTGCAATCAGAGACAAAAACGGCGTTTGACATTCGGATATACCAACAGTCAAGGAGTGACCTTTCGGGGTTGCTCCTTTTTCATACCATCAGGCACGCTCTCATCGAGAACTTAGGACGGATTTGTCCCAACTTCTCGGTGAGAGGGTGCTTTTTTCATGCCATCCACAAGGAGGTGACGGCGAATGGCAGATAGTTTCGGACTGAAGATCGGTCTTGAGGGCGAAAAAGAATTCAAGAAAGCACTGGCAGACATCAACCAGTCCTTCAAGGTGCTCGGCTCCGAAATGAAGCTCGCCACCTCTCAGTTCGATAAGAACGATAAATCCGTGGAGGCTCTCGCCGCGCGGAATAAGGTGCTGCGAAAAGAGATCGACGAGCAGACTACCAAAATCGACACCCTTCGCAAGGCTCTGCAGAATGCTGCCGCCTCTTTCGGGGAGAACGACCGCCGCACCCAGAACTGGCAGATCCAACTCAACAATGCCGAAGCCGCCCTCAACGACATGAACCGTGAGCTGGACGAAAACGAGAAAGCCATCAAGGAGGGCGGCAAGGCTGCAGAGGAATCCGGCAGTAAGTTTGAAGGCTTCAGTAAGGTTCTCAAAACCGTAGGTGTGGCGCTCGGTGCTGTGGCTGTCGCTGCAGGTGCCGCCGCCGTGAAGCTCGGCAAAGAGGTCATCGCCGCCTATGCAGACTATGAGCAGTTGGTCGGCGGTGTGGATACCTTGTTCAAGGACTCCTCGCAGGAGATCCAGCGGTATGCCGCCAACGCATACAAAACGGCAGGACTCTCTGCCAACGAGTATATGGAGACGGTCACGGGCTTCTCCGCAAGCCTCATCCAGTCTCTCGGCGGCGATACCGAGAAAGCCGCAAAGTATGCGGATATGGCAATTACGGATATGTCCGACAATGCCAACAAGATGGGTACGGATATGTCCTCCATTCAGAATGCCTACCAGGGTTTTGCCAAGCAGAACTACACGATGCTCGACAACCTCAAGCTGGGCTACGGCGGCACAAAACAGGAAATGGAGCGACTGCTTGCCGATGCGGAGAAGATATCCGGTGTGAAGTACGACATCTCCTCCTACGCAGATGTGGTGGAAGCCATCCATGTCATGCAGGAAAGCATGGATATTGCAGGAACGACTGCCAAGGAAGCGGAAGCTACCATTTCCGGCTCTGTCAATGCGCTGAAATCCGCCGTGTCGAACCTCATTGTAGGATTCGGCGATGCGGACGCTGATATGGAGCTGCTGTGCAACAACATGGTGGATGCTTTCAAGACCGTGGTGGCAAACATTACGCCGGTCATTGAAAACATCGTGGCGGCTTTGCCCGCGGCGCTGGACGCTCTGCTGACGGCTGTGGGTGAGCTGCTGCCCACACTGCTGGAAGCGGTCACCGAACTGTTCTCACAGGTGCTGGAAACGCTTCTGTCCCTGCTTCCGCAGCTTATCCCGGCGGCGGTGTCCGCGCTCATGACCATCGTGAATACGCTGATTGAGAATCTGCCCCTGCTTATTGAGGCTGCGGTTCAGTTGGTGTCCACGCTGGTGACCGGCATTGCGGATGCGCTGCCCACGCTCATCCCGGCAGCGGTGCAGGCTATCGTTACCATCGTACAAGGTCTGGTGGACAGTCTGCCGATGCTTCTGGATGCCGCGCTGCAGCTTATTACGGGATTGGCGCAAGGACTTCTGGACGCACTGCCCGTGCTGATTGCTGCTCTTCCGGAGATCATCAACGGCATCATTACCTTTCTGCTGGACTCCATCCCGCAGATTATCGAAACAGGCATTCAGCTTCTGACCTCGCTTGTTGCCGCATTGCCGGATATCATTATGGCAATCGTGGAAGCCATTCCGAAAATCATTGACGGTATTATCAACGCTGTGCTGAATGCGATACCGCTCATTATTCAAGCGGGCATCGACCTGCTGATTTCTCTCATTCAAGCCCTGCCGCAGATCATCACGACCATCGTGCAGGCAATTCCTCAAATCATCTCCGGCATTGTCAATGCCCTGATTGGAAACATCGACAAGATCATCATGGCAGGCGTTCAGTTGTTCGTTGCCCTGATTGAAAACCTGCCCACCATTATCGTGGAGATCGTCAAGGCCGTGCCGCAGATCATCACGGGCATCGTGAAAGCCTTCGGCTCTCTGATGTATAAGATCGTGGAGATCGGCGGCAACATCGTCAAGGGACTGTGGAGCGGTATTACCCAGCTTGCCTCGTGGCTGTGGGACAAGGTGTCCGGGTGGATCTCCTCCATCTGGGACGGCATCTGCGATTTCTTCGGTATCCATTCGCCCTCAAAGGAAATGGCATGGGTCGGTGAAATGCTGGTCAAGGGTCTTGCAGGCTCCATTGACGACAACGGCGATGAAGCGGTCAAAGCCGCAGAAGGAATGGCAGAGGACATCAACGGCGTCATGGGCAACCTTGCTCACGATATGCAGACGGCTCTGCCCACCGACTTTGACGTGAACGGCTCTATCCGCACAGCAGTGGACGGTCTGACCGGCAAGGCGGCGTCCGTTTTCACCATCGCTCTGAACATCGCCACCTTCAACAATTACAGCAGCGAGGACATCCGTCAGCTCACCAATGAAGTCATGGAAACGGCGAACCAGTTCGCCCAGCGGAAAGGAGTGGTATTCGCATGACCTATTTTACCTACAACGGCCGCAGTTCCGCTGATTTCGGTCTGCATATTGAGAAAAAGGATGTGTTCTCCGCACCAAGCTATGATGCGGAGTTCATCTCCATTCCCGGCAGAAGCGGTGACATCATCAATCCGAACCGCCGCTTTGCCAACATCAAGGTGACCTACACAGTGTTCCTCGCTCGGAAGAATATAGCCGCACTTGCCGCTGTCCTGCGGGACATCAAGGGCTGGCTGTATTCCGAGCCGGACAGATACCATGAAATCACCGACTCTTACGATGCGGAGTATTTCCGCTACGGTGTCATCTCCGGCAATCTGGACATTGAGGAGCAGCTGAACAAGGTCGGCTGCTTTACCGTGACTTTCAACTGCAAGCCCTTCAAATACAGCTTTGCGGGACAGCAGACGGTGTCGGCTGACGCTTCCGAACTGACGATTACAAATCCCACTGCTTTTGAGAGTCGACCATATATTAAGCTCTATGGCAGCGGTACGGTGGTAATAATGATACAGCCCCAAGGTCGAGGTATGATGATTTCCAATCTGGATGAGTACATCGAGATCGACAGTGAGCTGATGAACTGCTTCAAAGGCACCACGCTCAAAAACGATACAGTCAAAGGAGCGGAATTTCCAGTTTTCAAGTCGGGTGTTTGCACAATTAACTGCACTGGTGATGTGTCAAGGATCGAGGTCATTCCGAGGTGGTGCTGTCTGTAAGGTCGTTCCCGATTGTAAGCGGTAGAAAAATTCAAAAAGGTATGGTATAATATTTTTGAATAAGAACGATACAATTAAGTTTTTAAAGCCGATAAGCTCTATTTTGAAAGGGATAATGAATTTGAAAAACAGAGCAAAGGAGGTCGTTAAGTGTCAAAGTTTGATTTCAAGAAGAAGTATCTTATCATTTATTTGTGCCTGATTGTTTTCGACGCCTTTCTTATGCTGTGCCGCTGGTTGGAGCATATTGTCCCGAATGTGCGCCTGCTGCCGGACTTTTTGCTTGACCATATTACCAATTTTGCACTTTGTATGCTGCTCCTATTGATTTTCGGAATTACCGTTCTGTCCTTTGGTGGAAAGTTTAGAGGCATTACGGCAGTGGCATTGGTAACAAGTGTATTAAACATTGGGTATGAGTGTTTTATTCCAATACGGAATACCCCCGACATTCTGGACGCCGTGTTCGGCGTTATCGGCGTTGCAGTCGCATACATTTTTCTGATACTGCTCAGGAAAAACGGACTGATTGTCAAATAGGGCACCTGACATCTTTAAAATTGCAAACCCACCTACTCTTATTTTCGGAGGTATATTATGAATAATAAAACAAAACAAGGCGGGCTTGGCATCGTATCCGTTCTGACGATTATCTTTATTGTGCTGAGGCTGTTGGGAGTTATCAAGTGGAGTTGGATATGGGTGCTTTCGCCCATATGGATTTCCGCAGTGATTGTGGTCGCTGTGTTTTCTGTCATCCTGATTGGCGGAAGGATTAAAAAGGGAAAATGGTGATCTCGGCTAATGCATTTCAGCGGAGAAAAAGCATAGGTGATCATTTGAAAGCTTTATTTCGACACAAGATTTTTCTGCATTAAGCGCCTTTGGTTGCACTTTGGTATCTTTAATTGTTTTTTTCAAGACAAACAGAAAGCAACATCAGTGATTTTTTGATACCACATAATAAATATAGTTTTGCTCAACCACCGTGGAGTAATCCCCGGTGGTATTTTTATGCCCGGAAGGAGGTGGTTTTCATGATTCCGGTGCTTTATCCACCCAACGCTGCTGACTTTTCGACATTCGGCCTTGGTGTGCTGACGGACACTGTCTCCTGCGAAGTCACTGAGGAAAGAAACGGCATATTCGAGTGCCTGCTCAAATACCCGGTCAGCGGTCAGCACTATGGGCTTATCACCAAGGAGTGCATCATCAGGGCAAAACCAAACGACACCGCCGCCGACCAGGCATTCCGCATTTACCGTATCACGAAGCCGCTCAACGGTATCGTCACCATCTACGGTCAGCACATCTCCTATGACCTCGCCAATGTGCCGGTGCTTCCGTTTTCGACAGAAAGCCGATCTCCGCAGCTCATCCTCTCGCAGCTTCTTGCAGGAGATACACGCTTTACCGGCTGGACGGACTACTCGGATGCAAAGGCATTTTCCGTCACCCAACCGAAAAGTGTCCGAGCCTGCCTTGGCGGTACGGAAGGATCCATGCTCTCCAAATGGTACGGTGAGTTTGAGTGGGACAACTTCACGGTGAAGTTCCATTCGCACCGCGGGCAAAAGACCGGCGTGGTCATTGAATACGGCAAGAACCTCACCGCATTGGAGCAGGACGAGGACAACAGCGGTGTGTATACCGCACTGCTCCCGTATGCCGTATACACCCCGGAAGACTCGGACACCGAAACGGTGGTCACGCTGCCGGAGGTAACGCTCCCGATTGTTACCTCAGAAATCATCCGCGATAAAACCCTCATCATGGATTTTACCGATCAGTTCGGCAGCGACACCGTTATCACGGAAGAAGCACTACGCACCAAGGCAAGCAGCTATATCAATGCAAATCCGCTGGGGACGACTATCCCCACGGTGAAGGTATCCTTTGAACCGCTCTGGAAACAGCCAGAGTATTCGGCACTCCTGGAGCGGGTCAATCTCTGCGATACCGTCACCATCCGGCACTCGCTTCTGGGTGTCAGTGTGTCGGCTATGGTCATTGAAACCGTGTACGACACCCTCGCCGAGCGGTACAAGAGCATTTCCCTCGGTCAGAGCAAGTCCAGCATGATCACCACCATCTCCGAGGTGCAGTCCTCGGTTGATAAGATGGAATCCACGGTAGGACGCTTTCCAAAGCTGCTCCAAACCGCCATCGGCAAGGCCACCGGGCTTATCACCGGCCAGAGCGGCGGCTATGTGGTCATTCACACCAGCGAGGAAAACGGACAACCTTATGAGCTGCTCATTCTGGACGCTCCCTCTATTGACGATGCCGTGAATGTCTGGCGGTGGAATGTGGGCGGTCTGGGCTTTTCCCGTAACGGCTACAACGGTCCCTACGAAACCGCCATCACGGCGGACGGTCAGATCGTCGCGGACTTCATCACCTCCGGCTCCTTGGTGGCGAATATTATCAAGGCCGGTGTTATCCAGTCACAGGATGGCTCGTCTTATTGGGATTTGGAGAGCGGCGAAGTCGTGCTTCGTGCCTACGCCACCAGCAAGGAGGTCACCGAGGTCAGCGACCGCATTACTACCATCGAGGAGCAGAAAATGCTCCGGCTCGTCATCATCTCGTCCAACGGGAACATCTTCAAGAACGGCAATGTAAAAACGCTGCTTTCCGCCAAGGTGTACTCCTGGGACGAGGACATCACCGACACGCTGGATGCCAACCAGTTTGTCTGGACAAGGGTGTCTGAGGATACGGAAGCGGACAAGGTCTGGAACGAGCAGCATTTCGGCGGCGCAAAGTCCGTGGTCATCACCGGTGCGGATGTCAAAGTCCGCGCCACTTTTTATTGTGACCTCATCGACACCACGACCAGGCAAAGCCTGTTATAACGGAGGAATTTACTATGGCAACCGCAGAACCCACAACAGAAGCCGGCACAGTGTCCGGTTCAGATACAACAACTTCAAAGGAGGCTTCTCACATGAGCAAAGCACAAGGCCAGTTTACCATCATCGACTACAATGACGCACTGACGCTGACAGGGTACATCGGCTCAAACCTCGCCAAGACTCAGATGTATAACCCCGACAACGGCAGTTATACCCCGGACTGGAAAACGAAGAACCTCGTTCTGACGCCCAGCCTGTATGTCATCGGCACCACCGCCGACCAGATCGCCACCGCCAATGTCACCTCGGTCAAGTGGTATGTGGGCGACAGCAACACCGCCATTACCGCAGGCACGAACTACGCCCTCAGTGGTGCCAAGAGCCACATCCTCACGGTCAAGGCCAATGTCATGGCGGAACTGCCCGGCATCGACTACCGCTGTGTCATCACCTACAAGGACGAAAGCACCGGTCTGTCGCTGACCCATCCGCTGACCATTTCCTTCTCCCGTGTGGTCAACGGCTCCGGCATCGTTGACCTGCTGGTCACCACGCCCAACGGAAATGTGTTCAAGAACGAGGAGGTCGCCAGTCTGACCGCCAAGGCCGAGCTGTGGCGTGGCTCTACGGTGGACACCACCAAGGTCAGCTACAAGTGGGCGGTCATGGACGCATCTGTCACTGCTACCTCTTCCACCGGCTATGATGCGGACTTCGGTATCGGCTGGCGCAAGCTCTCGGATACCGCCGACAAATACACCGGCACGGCCACCAATACGCTCACGGTCTACGCCGCAGCGGTGGACAGCTACGCTGTGTTCAAGTGCTGTGCCCAGGACACGGATTCCGCATCCGCTTCTTATAACACGAAGTTTTTCGATGTGGCGACCTTCATCGATAACTCCGACCCGCTGCAGATCATCGTCACCTCCACGGGCGGCGATGTGTTCAAGAACGGTCAGGGCACGACCGTACTGACCGCTGTCTGCTATCAGGCAGGCTCCGAGGTGGACGCAGCCGGAAACGGCAGTTACACCTGGACGAAGTACAACAAGGATGGTGTAGTCGATACCTCTTGGGGAACCAACGGCAGCAAGACCGGCAAGACCCTGTCGGTGTCCAGTGCCGATGTGGATACCAAGGCAACCTTTATGGTCGTTGTGGCACTTTAAGGAGGTGGTGAGATGATCGCATCGGCACAGTTCACGATTATCAGTCTCTGCGATGTGGTCACCTCGGACACACCGCCGGAGAACCCCTATGCGGGGCAGCTCTGGGTGGATACTTCCGTGACCCCGCCGGAAACGAAGATATGGGACGGAAACGAATGGGTGGTGCAGAACGACATTGAAACGATTCGCACCACCATCTCCATTCTCACAGAGAAGAATGCGCAGTTTCAGCAAACTATTGACGGTCTGAACAGCTATGTGGCAAACCTCACTGAAACGGTAGAAACCGTATCCAACGACCAAGGCGTTCTGGAGGAGCGGGTGCTGAGTTCCGAAAGCAAAATTTCTCAGCTGCAGCAAACAGTGGATGGTCTTTCCGTCACCATGCAGGAGCAGTACATCGGCGGCATCAACTATGTGCAGAACTCCTCCGGTCTGAACGGCATCACGGACGATTGGAAGTATTCCGGCACGGTGCGGACAGACGCATCTACGGATACGCAGAATAACACTATCTCCGACTCCTGCTTCGTGCTGGGTGCGACCACCTCGCTGTATCAGTACATCCGCGGCGTGCTTCCCGGCACTTACACGGTTTCCGTTCGGGCAAAGAAAACCTCGACCATGTCGGGGTATTTTTATGTGATCTACAACGGCAACAAGACAAAATACCTGTTCAGCCGCAGCGATGCCTTCGGTTGGACAGACTATACCGTGACCCTCACCGATGTGACCGACCCTACGCTACGCATCTACTGCTACTGCCGGGATGCGTCCATTTACCTTGCCGACATCATGATCACCGAGGGTGCGATTCCCCGCAAGTGGACGCCTGCGCCCAATGAAATCTACACGCAGGAGGTCAAAATCGACAAGCGCGGCATTGAGGTATCCAACAGCGCATCCTCTCAGCGGACGGTCATTACGAACACGGAGTTCGCGGGCTACTACAACGATGAGGTGATCTTCACCCTCAACAAAGACGAAACCCAGACCAAGAAAACCACGGTGGACGGTGAGCTGACCGTGGGAAAAACGAAGTTTGTCCCGATGCCGACAGCGTCCGAGGGGCTGAACATCGTCATTCTGGATTAAGGAGGCAGAACTATGGCAATGACAGGCGGCACCGCCTATCTGGTGAAATCCGAGAAAACAAACTATGGCTCCAACAGCTGGACCACTGACCTGTATATCTATGTGAAGCTGATTTCGCAGAATGTGGTGGCAAACACCTCCACCATTGCGCTGGGTATGTATGTCTACTCAAAATACTCCATCGCATGGTCGGACTTCGGCACGAACGGCACTTCCTATATCGGCACGGCGACCTCCGGTTCCAACTGCTTCACCTTCACCAACGGTCAGAGCGGCAGCGGCACAAAGTGGCTCGTGGAAAACAAACAGGTCACGGTATCTCACAACAGCAACGGTACGCTGACGCTGCCCATCTACTGGCACTGGGGTGTAAACAGCCCATGGGGACAGTACACCGGTCCCTCAGGCAGCTACAATGTGACGCTGACCACCATCGACCGTGCAGCGCCCACCGTAACCTTTACCGTTTCATCCATCACCGCAAACGGCTTCAAAATCTCGGCAAGCTCCACAGCCACGGCAGATATCTGGCAGTACAGCGTAAACGGCGGCTCGTCCTGGACGCAGTTTTCAACCACGGCAGGAACCAGTGCCAGTGTGACCCTTTCTTCGCTGTCCCCGAATACAACTTACTCCACAAAGGTTCGGGCAAGGCGGCAGTACAACCAGGTCTATGGAACTTCCGGTACAACCAATGTAAAAACTCTGGGTGGCGCAGTGGTCAACAGCGTCAGTACGGTGACGGCAGATGCGGCAACAGTGAGCATTACCCTTAATGTGACTGTGTACGAAGCGTCCTACACCAACACGCTGGCAATCAAGAACGGCAGCATAACGATTCTTACCATCACGGGACTGTCATGGTCAAAGGGAACGGCGAACCGAACGGTTACGCTGACGGCAGACCAGCGCACTACGCTGCTGAACTCCATGGCATCCATGAAATCCTTTACCGGCACCTTTGCGGTCAGTTCTTTTCATGGGCAGCTTCAAATCGGCAGTACCTCCAGTAAAACCGCCACGGTGCAGACCACGGCAGCAAACTCCGGTCCCACGCTGAGTGGCTTTACCTACGAGGACAGCTACTCGACCACCAAGAACCTCACCGGGGACAATCAGCTGTTCGTGCAAAGCTACTCTACACTGAAGGTCACGCCCGGTACGGCAACGGCGAAGAACGGAGCATCCATTTCCAGCTACACCGCCTCCTGCAACGGCATTTCCGTTTCCAACACCACCGGCTCTGCGCTGACGGTGGGAAAGGTCGAGAAATCCGGCAGCGTGACGGTGACGCTGTCCATTACCGATTCCAGAGGTTACACCGCCACCGTGTCCAAGACCATCACGGTGATTCCGTACTCTAAGCCGAAGATATCCTCGGTGACGCTACGCCGCACCAACGACATCGAAGCGGAGATGCAGCTGAAGTTCAGCGGCTCCATTTCTGCCGTTTCCGTGGACGGGACGCAGAAAAACAGCGTGGTCTATGTGCGGTATCGGTACAAGAAAACCAGTGAGACAAGCTATGGCAGCTACACCAGTATCGTTTCCGGCACAACACGAAGCGGCACATCCTTCAGCTATTCCAATCTGGAACTTTGCAGTCTCGACTCCAACAGCTCCTACGACTTTCATCTACAGATCCAGGACAAGCTCTATTCTCTGAGCAGTCTGGATCTGTATTTTGTTGTGCCGCAGGGAACGCCGCTGATTGCACTGCGCAAGAAGAAGGTCGGCATCAACACACCGGACCCGCAAGCCACGCTGGATGTGGACGGCAGCATCCACATGAACGGCGTCAATGTCCACGGCAAAATGGGCAGAGTGGACGGCTCGACCACCGACCTCAACAATGTGAAGACTCCCGGCTACTATTTTGCGTATTCCGCTTCCACGGAAAAGCACTTTCCGACCACCACGATCGGTATGCTGGAGGTCTTTCTGCCGGAGAGCTACTTTATTCAGCAGCGGTACACCGTCTATGATGGCTCAAGGATGTATATCCGAGGAAACTATGGCGGCACATGGTCTTCGTGGCACACGGTGTCGCTGACCAAAGTAACATAACTTTTTCGGAATCAAGGCGCTCTGCGGAGTGCTTTTTTTCATACACAAATTCAACTTTCAAAGGAGGACAAACAACATGAAAGAATTCTGGACGACCATTCAGGTGGTATTCGCCGGTATCGGCGGTTGGCTGGGATGGTTCTTGGGAGGATGTGACGGCTTGCTTTACGCGCTTCTGGCTTTCGTAGTCATCGACTACATCACCGGCATCATGTGCGCTGTGGTGGATAAGAAGCTGTCCAGTGAAGTCGGTTTCAAGGGCATTTTCAAAAAGGTGCTCATCTTCGCCCTGGTCGGCATCGGGCATATTCTCGACACCCGCGTCATCGGCAGCGGCTCGGTGATGCGTACTGCCGTCATTTTCTTCTACCTGTCGAACGAGGGCGTGTCCCTGTTGGAAAACGCCGCATACCTGGGACTGCCCATTCCGCAGAAGCTGAAATCCGTGCTGGAGCAGCTTCATGACCGCAGTGAAAAGGAGGATGAATAACATGGCTTACACGAACAGCCCCCTGGTGTCCTACACCAAACTCAGCCCGAACCACTCCGGGCAGCGCACCCACAGCATTGACCGCATCACGCCGCACTGCGTGGTGGGTCAGTGCAGTGTGGAAACGCTGGGCAACATCTTTTTGCCGACCTCACGGCAGGCAAGCAGCAACTATGGCATCGGCGTGGACGGTCAGGTCGGGATGTATGTGAAAGAGAAAAACCGCTCCTGGTGCTCCTCCTCCGCAGCCAACGACCAGAGAGCCGTCACCATTGAGTGCGCCAGCGACAATACCGAGCCGTATGCGTTCAAGGATGTGGTGTACAAGAGACTCATCGAGCTTTGCACCGATATCTGCAGGCGCAACGGCAAAACCAAGCTGCTCTGGCTCGGCGATAGGACCAAGACGCTGAACTACACCCCGAAATCCGACGAGATGGTTCTGACCGTCCATCGGTGGTTTGCTAATAAATCCTGTCCGGGCAACTGGATGTATGCCCGTATGGGCGACCTTGCAAAAAAGGTGACGGCGGCACTCGGCGGAAACACGAACCCTGCAAAGCCCGTCAAGCCCTCTGCGACAATCAAAGTCGGTGACCTTGTGACTATCACGGGCAGCACCTATTATGGCGGCAAAGCCATTCCCGGCTGGGTGAAGAAGCTCCGCTGGTATGTGGTTGAAGTCAGTGGGGACCGTGCAGTCATTAATAAGGACGAGTCCGGCAGGTACGCCATCATGTCGCCGGTCAAGACCTCTGCACTTGCCGTGGCAGGCACGAAACCCGCCGATGACTACCGTATCCACACTGTGGTACGTGGCGACACGCTCTGGGCGATTGCCAAGAAGTATCTCGGCAACGGCAGCCGCTACAAGGAGATTGTCAGTCTGAACGGACTGAAAAGCAATGTCATCTACAGCGGTATGAAGCTGAAAATCCCTAACTGATATGAAGCCCATCGAGGATTTTTCTTCGGTGGGCTTTATTTTTTCACCCGTTTTTTCCGAAACGCCATTCTCATGTTCATGGGATAGTGAGGAGGTGGTTCGCACATGACAGACCATCAGAAAACAACGGTAATCGAAATGAGAAAAGCCGGATGCGGCTATTCCGAAATATCCAAAGCTCTGTCTGTTTCAAGAGATACCATTAAGACTTTCTGCCGCAGGAAGAATATCGAATGTGGCAGTCGGAATACCGCCGTACAGAAAGATGTTGAAGGCCTTTGCCCGGAATGTGGCAAGCCGATAACGCAAACCTCCGGCAGAAAACCGAAGCGTTTCTGTTCGCCGGAGTGTAGACAGAAATGGTGGAACGCTCACCCGGAGCGTGTCGGACAGAAAGCGGTTTATGAATATGTTTGTCCCGGATGCGGTCAGTCCTTTACCGCCTACGGAAACAGCCACAGAAAATACTGTTCCCACGAATGCTATGTGGAGACAAGGTTCAAAGGCGGTGAAGCCCGTGACTAAAGAGCAGATAACAGCGGAAATCAAATATCAGGCAAGCATTGCACCGTTCCGGCTTATGCTGAAAAACGAGCAGATTTCCACAGAGGATTATCGTGTGATAGACACAATACTCACCGAAAAATACCTTCCTGTTTTCGTTCAATTTATTCCTCCGAATTGACTGGATATATTTCAAAATCAGAGTTAATATGTCCGATACCAAAGGAGGGATACA